CCAAAGAATGGAGAGCCGATAGAGCTTCACTAAATGCGATAAGCATTTACACTGAGTATCAACACTTTACGAGATTTAACGAGTAAAATATACAGTAAAAAACGCCCGAAAAGCCCCGTAAATATGATAAAAACTGATAGACTTTGCAAGTAATATGCAAGCTAATAGGAGATAGAATTATGAAGGTTTATGTTGAAGACAAAACATATAAGGTGTATTTCTCCATCACTCATAAGTGCAAGAGATTCTATATATACACAGGATTGCAATCGACAGAGAAGTTTGATGGTATGGTATTTCCTCGTTCGGACAAGTCTGCAAAGGCAAAAACTAAGCGACTGGCAGAGCTATATTCAAACGTGGAAGACTATATACTGCTGCACAAGGGTGAGGACGTTCCGATGCTAAAAAGCCATCTGAAAGAGATTATAAAGGGTGGCAAGGTAGCAGAGAAGAGTTTCCTCGACTATATGCAGATGTGTGCGGATTCTAAGAATTTGAAAGCTGGCACGAAGAGAGTGTATGATGTGACTATCATCAGAATCAGAAACTACGATGCTAAGTGTACATTTGAAACCATCACCAAAGACTGGCTCGATAAGTTTGTGAAGCATGAATATGAAAGAGGACGAATGCCTAACGGAGTTCATATTGATTTGAGAAATATCAAGGCAACATTCAATTGGGCAATTGACAACGAGATAACAACCCTATTCCCATTCCGTAAGTACGTACTTCCACACGAGGAAACAAGAAAGCGTTGTCTTTCTCTAGAACAGATGAGACAGTTGCGTGATGCAGAGTTCCACACTAACCCTCAACGTGAATCAAGGGATTTGTTCATGCTAGGTTTCTATTTGATTGGCATCAATATATCAGACCTTCTCGATTTGAAGCCAACAGACCTTCGTGGCGGCAGAATATGCTACAAGCGCAACAAGACAGGACGATTGTATGATATAAAGGTAGAACCAGAGGCGTTGGAGATTATCAAGCGATACAAAGGCAAGAAATATCTTTTGAAGTATAAGGACAACAGTAAGTTCAATCTCAAACACTTTGAGAGCAATCTGAACACTAGATTAAAGAGACTAGGCAGATTTAGAGAATATAACAAAGAACCGATGTTTCCTTACCTTTCAACCTACTATAATCGCCATACGTGGGCAACGCTAGCAAGCGAGATTGATATACCGATGGAAGTTATAGGAAGGGCATTAGGTCATGCGATGTGGGATAATGCGGTAACATCAACCTATATTAAGTATGATACCAAGAAGATTGATGAAGCCAACAGAAAGGTCATTGACTACTTGAATGCCGATTTAGAGTGTAACAAAGACAACAAATAAAACTCAAATGACGTTTTGAGTTTTCTGAAAGGGCAAATAAAAAAGGGAGGCTATTAACCTCCCTTTCTTACTATTTATCCGATAGAATAGTTTCTATCTTCTTGCGATAGTCAACAGAGCCATCAATGAATGCGTGCATAAACAAACTACTATCGTTTATTGGCACGCTGATAGGCTCGTTGATGAAGTCCTTTGTGACTTCCGAGTTATTCACCAATGCAGAAACAAGTCGTTTCTTTTCGTAATTGAAACCTTGTGTAAATCCTGCGGCGAATGGTGTAAGCGAGTGAAAGAATGGTGTTGGTGCTTCACTCAGTTTTTGCAATCTCTGTTTCAGAGTCATGTCCTTGGTCTTTTCCATCATTATTCTTCTTTTCAATTTCTTTCTCCATTTTATGCAAGCGTTCAACCTCTTGTTCGTAGATGCTATCTAACGCATCAGAACACTTTAGGTATTGTGTAAGGCTCTTCTTGCGCTGCATAAACTCAGCCTTATTCTTATACTTCATACCTTGTATTGCGGTCAGTCTGTGACGCTGCATTTCAAGTTGCAGCTCATCATAAGCCCATACCGTTGTCTGTACCGCTTTTTTCTCATTACTCTGTATTTCCTTTGAGAGGTTAACAAGATCTTTGTATCTTCTGTTCTCCTCGCTTATTACCAGTTTGAATATTCCCCAACTGAATACGAATCCAAACCAAACGAATGCAACACTCCAACTGCCAGTACAAGCGTTCATTATGGCGAACGCTATACCTAATAACATTTCGGCATAGTAAATATCAAACCAGCCAAATCGTTTCTTAATCATTTTCTTCATGTTTTTTATTCATTAATTTATTAAGACGCATATAAAAGTACTCATCAGATTCTCCTCTATTTTTGAATACTAAATGATTTTGCTCCATGAAATCAAGGATTATATAAATGCTTTTCTTTCCTAGATTTCTAAGATTCTTTAAAGAATTAACATCAAGCTTTCTTAGTAAATCGCCAACCGTATATACTTCACTATATCTAAATATGTTCATAATACGTACAGGAAAACCGAATTTGTCGATATTCTCAGATAAAATCTTTGGAGGAATAGCAATATCACTAGTAGGTTTATCGCCCTTCTCACGTCTGTAGGAATCAAAATCCATCTGCATATCCTTGATTTTTTTGTTCAGTCTTTCAACCTCAGATACTAAATGTTTGTTGGTAGAGATATGCTCGATAATCGTAATTTCGTTACGTGATAACTTATCGCATGTCTTTTCTACTATCTGACGAATCCTAGTTGGTGTCAGGTCATACTCATCGGCAAGGTCTTCAAAAGTCTTACCTTTGATAATCCCTTTTAGTATTTGGGATTCACGATAACTAATATGCGGCGCAATATCTAGATAAGAAATGGCATCTATCGCCACAAATAACATACCTATTGCATTAGCTGATAATTGCCCCTTTGCTGTAGCAGCGTTTCTCGTTTCGGCAAGTTCTATATTAATAGCATTCTTGCGCTCTTTGAGTTCTTTGAGCTTATCATCTATCATCTTTTCGTTGACTGCAAGCATTTTGTACTTCTGAGCGTACTTCTCAATATCCTCGCTATTCACATACACGATACTATGGTCTTTATAACTACCAATCAGACCCTGCTCTATGTAGTTACTAATAGTCTGCCTTGATATTCCCAGTATCTCGGCAGCTTTACTTCTTGTGATTCTAGCCATATTACTAACCCTTTTATTGTTTCAGATTTAAATCTGCCAATCTCAGCTCTAGCTGCTGAATAACGTTGTCGATTGTCTTCCCCTTATAGTCAAGAGCAATCTCCTTCAATACTGCAATCTGAGCTTCAATTCTAATTCTGTCTCCTACTGTCATCATAATCAATCTTGTTTATTAAGAGCGGTGCTTGTAAAGTTGTAGTGTACAACATAAACATAACCGCCATACATCTTTCCGTAAGTAACCTCTATGAAGTTAAAGATAATATCTTCACAATCCTTGTATGGAATCAAAGGTTCAATAGGGAACGCTTTGTATTCCGCATAATAACGACCTACTTCTTGTGAAAGCAACTGCTTAAAAATATCCACTTCTCCATACTTCGAGAATACACCTTTGAACTCGTTTTCATTGTCTATAGCAACAACTACTCCAAGTTCTTTCTTGATACGTACGCCCTCATATTCGTTGCAAGTGCCGTTAAAAATTGTCGATGTAGTAAGAATCCCTTTTATCTCTTCCATACGCTTACTTCATAAAAACATCAAACAAACCTGCCTTGTAAAGCAAGAAAGTAAAACATGCCCAAAACATCAGACGATACCAGAAGTTAACCTTTACATAAAGACTGTGCGCCATCATTGAACACCCTAAATCAAAGGCAATCAAAACTAAAATAACAACTAATTCAAACATATATCAATTTCTTAAAATGTGAACACTAACAGCCTTGTTTACTGCATTAGGCTGCGACTCATTAAAACTCTTGATAAACTTACGTTCCATTTCATCAGGGAACATAGCTTTTTTCGGTTTCGGCATTGATAACGTGCCTACTACTTTGTACCCCCCCATAAGTGTTATTACACACTTTCGAGTGATTGTTTCTTCTCCAAACATATTCTCTAAATTTAAAAATTACAAACCAATATTTTTCATTTTATCTTTAAAATCATACGCAGTATTGTTCACGGAACAAATATCATTAGCATTGATTCTCTTGTTATCTTTTGTTCCATAAACCACTTCGTATCTTTTTGCATCTAAGCTCATATAAACACTACAAGATAGAACTACATATTGCTCACCTGATGATTTTATTGAAATAATATCACCATTGGCTATACCAGCATTCTTTGCTATGATGTATTTCTTAGCCTGCACAACGCTACTAAATGTATCGTTTGCTTTTCTTATTCTTGCATCATTTATAGATGGCAAGAAGTCAAGTCCCTTTTGTTTGAGCATACCTCTTAATTTCTCTGCAAAATTTTTATTAGAAATAGCCTTTACCTCTTTCTCTGTATGCAAAGATAATGCTTTATAACTAAATATTTCATTCTGCAAAAGAAACTCTTTAAAACGCTTACTATGACTATATTCTAAAAGGACATTTTTTATAAAATCAACGTCCTTAAATAAATAATCAATAATCATTCTTCGTTCATCAGAACTTAAAGATGAAAAATATAACATTTCTCCCATATCCTCTACTTGTATTTAAATTTTATGGTTTTGGAAGCACTACCAACAATCTCCCTCTGCCTCTACAATTATTATGTGCGATTTTTTACCCACTTCATTCTGTGCTCAACTTTCTTCTGATTAGTGCCACTCTTAGCCTTTGATATTCGGTTCGTCAGAACCTTGTATTTATTGGCGCATCGCAACTGACCTTTTCTGTATTTGGCAGAAATGATAATGAGTGTTCCATCGCTTGCACGGAAAGTTTGGTTGTTTGTGCATACGCACGCATCAACGTTTGCTTCGGTGCATTGGATTATCTTTTGTACAGTTCCAGACTTAACAAGAGACTTGATGGCTTTCTTCGCTTGGTACATCGTGCCGTTAATATCCTGCATCATTCGGTTGTTAGAGTAACTTCCAGTGTACTTCTTATCGAATGGTTTCTTCAACATACGAGCTTCCGTCTTACGAGCATTTCGTACACTTTTAATAGAGTGCCCATTAACGGCTCTACTATGCGTATTGATGACTTCTTCGATAATGTTTATCTTGTTACAGATAACAGCTTCACGTACAAGATTTTTAAGGCTCGGCAAGCTGAGATTTCTCAACTGTCCTCGTCTCGTCTTGTAACTATAATCTTTGCTATGTATTTTGTTCGCTATGATTTTCTTCACACCGAACTTGTTTGTTTCTATCCTGCAATAACCGAACTTGATAGCTAAGTCCAAGTATTGTGTAAATGTTGGCTTATTAAAACCAAGAGCCTTTGCTGCTTGATTTTTTGAGCCATAATGTAAATCGGATGCACGGAAAAGGAATTTTATCTTTAAGGCAAAACAGAATGCCACCAAGCGGTCTTTGTCGCTCAGTGCAATCTTAGCTTGCTTTATCCCTATTCTAATATTGTGCATACCTCTGATATTTAAATTAGAAACTCCAAAGGGTCAGAGGTAGAGAATAGCCCTTCGGAGTTTACTGTTTGGCTTTGTTTAATGCTCATACGGTCGCCAGCCGAATAGCAATATCTTTTCCTTTCCACATCTTACTCAGTCTCTACACCTTTCATTTGCGATACAAAGGTAAGCATTATTTTTGAGATTTAAAAATTCGTCTAAAACGCTTGTTAACAACACGAAAGGAAGATTAATGCGAGAAAATTATATATAATACCAATATATGATATTTAGATAGGGATACGGGGATTTTCTGGAGATAATAAAGATTTACAAATAGCTAAAAATTTAGTTCTGTTTAACAAACAAAAAATGCCCCACACCACCAAAAATGATGATGCAGGGCGATATATGATAGGTATAAAAGAAATGCGATAGTAAAGCCCCACCATTGAGCACCAACGGCAGGGCTGAGATAGATATATGAGTTCCAAGATGATAAATTCATTGCAAAGATAGGCAAAATATCAGGGAACTCAAAGAGATAGTGAAAATTTCTTCTGTAAGCGGTTAAAATAGTCTGTTGGTATGATTTATCGGTGCGCTTGTACAAACGCCTTGTATGCGCCATAAAACAAATCCTCGCCTACCATAATAGATAAGCGAGGAAATGTAACTTTGATATTGCGATAATTAAAAATCGCAAGGCACAGCTCTATATAAATCTGACTGAAGGAGGTTAGCCATAAGTGTAGTGATAGTATCCTGTAGATTTTCAAATGATGTCGTGAAATCATCTTCCATCTTATCACTCTTGTCACGTATGCCTATATCATATGCACGGTCATACTCCTCAAAGAACTCGTTGTGAACCTGCTGCAACTTTACCAGTGTCTTTGTCAACTTAGGGCAGGTAACATACTGCATGGCACGTTCCTGTTCTGCTTTCTTTTTTGCTTCTTGCTGAAGCTGCTTAAAATCATTTTCCATAATGTAATCTCCTATTAATTTAAATTGAGTGATGTCTGGCTGTTCAAGCCAACGATGGTGAGTAATTCTGTAAATGTAGCATCATACCAACGTATCTGTGTCTGCTGCTGAAACTTAGGGTCTTGCTGGTTCTGACCGTACTTGTCAAAGGCTGGAGTGATAACATACCAACTGTGTACCTTTCCTCGCTTTCCTGGGCGAGTAGCGTGCTTTACTACACCTTTGAGTTCAAGCATACGATTGAAAGCTTGTGCCGAGATACCAACGTTGTGTGACTTCAATAAGTCTGTGGCAGCGTGAGTAATCGGTTTATCTGTTCCTGCGTTTATAGACTGAGGAAGTGCATCATCCAAGCCTACCAACTTTCCAATCTTCTGCGCTATGCCCAATTTGCTTGCGTCATTCAGGTTGAGGAACTTTGCGCTCCAATCGGCAAAGGCTAACTTAGCTTGAATCTGTTCCTGCAAAGATGGCTGCTGCTGAAATTGAGCAACTGCGTGATGGAACACTCTACGATAAACCTCGAACACTGGGCGAACCTTGCGAGCAACAAAATACTCCAAACAAGCGGAAGTAAGGTAGTAGTCTATTTTGTTGCTACCACCTTGTTTATTTTGCTTGCCATTTTGGGCAAGCGGAATAAAGTCCACATTTTCAATGAAGTTTGCCTTCAATGCTCTAACAGCTTTGCTTCTTTCGGAGTAAACCAACTGCCAAACATCATCAAGGTTTACGGAAAACACCTTGTCTTGTTGGTCTAATGCCAACACACCACGGAAGTAGCGTTCAATATCCGATGGAACACTATCCTTCGTTAAAATTAAATTTTCGTTCATTTCGATATATTTTTGAACGTTAAACAAATGTTGGGTTGATACACGAAAAGGGTGTACCGCTACCCTTTGTTCAATGCCTATATCGGAAAGCACGCACACACCATTACGATATATGCAAGGGGCGATACACCTATATCTTTGATATGGATATATCAGTCTCGTAAGATTAAGAGCATAAAAAATGCTCCACCGAATTGACGGAAGAGCTTCCTATTTCTCTCCCGATATATTTATTGAACGCTGCAAAGATACGAAAAATATTCCAATCTTGCGTGTGCTAAGTAAACCTTTAACCAAACTTTAACATTTGGCAGTTATTAATTCTTCGATTAATTTGTTTTTAGGATATAATAAATCCCCACCTACAAATAAGCAAGTGGGGAAATTGTCATCTTATAGTATCAGCAACTTGAATATTACCCATATTCAATATATTGCCAGATTTAATACCATCTGTTCCAAAATTATAATCGGTACAAGCATCCACGTAGGCATTTGCAAATATTACACCAGCTTTGCTCTTATCTTTAATGAGCCTCAGAAGAGTTTTATCTTTTTGGCTAATCATAAAGTCGAATTTAAATCCATCCTTAACGCAATCTAGTACACCATTTTGGTATCTATCATTGTCACACCATTCATACAGGATGCCATCAACCTTTATATTGAAGTATTGAAACTCGTTTCTTACATGACCGCCAAATCCGTTTTCTCCGATAGCACGGAAATTAATGACGCAAAGACTATCCGTTTTCCAAACGACTTGATAATTGCTTACCTTGAAGTCTTCTGGATTAATAGCATTATTGTCTATCCATTTTTTAAGGTTTTCTTTAGTCTGTGCAACAAAAGGAATATCTTTTGGCTTTGGTTTCTCTTTTGGTTTACTGCTGCAACTAGCAGCAAACACCACGGCAATCATAATTGCCATAAACATTAAAATCTTTTTCATAATCATATTAGTTAATCACAATAAAACTTCGCTGTCTCGTAAACTGGGTCTTTGAAATCAACAACATCACCATCCTTATCTAGGATTTCCTTAACTCCATCATAGACTTCATAGTGGAAGTCGTTGCTACGACCCTCCCAGCAATTGTCTTCGGCGAAAACAGGGTCATATCCCTTTGTGTTCTCGTTGCAATACACCATCGCCTGTTCAAGTGTATCAAACTCTGCAACATTGTTTATTTCAACGGTGTTGTTGTAATAAATCTGATATTTCTTCATGTTGATTGACTTAACCGTGATGTCGAGGGCTGAAGACTATTTATATTATTTTCAAAAGATAACGCAATATGCGTCATTATATTGTGTGTAGGGCAGAAATTTTAACCTTTATTTCTGCCCATGGCGCAATCGAACAATGTGCCGATTAGCCAAATTGCTATTAAAAATGCCATAACTTAAACCTCCTCTGTATTATTATTGTTATTATTCAGTTCCTTGTAATACTGCTGAATCTCCTCATCAGTCATACCCTTTTCTCGCATTACGCGATAGTTTGCGGAACCACGTCTGAAATTTATCTGAGTACCATATACTGAGCGTAGATTGTAATACGCACTTCTTACTAGTTCTTTGGTTAATACCTTGCCAGTGGACGAATAAACGCCCATCTGCTGCAACATCATAGCTGCATCGGCAAAGTTAGGTGTAGTCAATTCCGTGAAGTCATTGGTACACTTCTTAACCACATTCCATATAGCTTTGTTGCAAGGTTTCTCAGCAGCCTCTTTCTTTCGCTTTTCCGATGCTGCCTTCTGTGCATTTGATAAGTCACATTTTCTAGGTCTGCCCAACTTCTTAACGACCTTACCAGACTTTGAGATAAATTCTCCGTCTTGTGCCAACTTCTGCTTGCGTACTTCCAATGCGCTCTGTGTTCGCTCCTGTATAAGTTCACGCTCCATCTGTGCCGAGAATGAAAAAGCGAACAACAACATTTCGTCAATCGCTTTCAGATGGCTGCAATCAAGGTCAATGCCCATCTGAACGATAACCAATCGCACACCACGTGGTTTCAACTCGTCATTCACAAACTTGTTGATGTCGCTCATGGAACGACCGATACGGCTGACTTCAGACACGATAAGTATATCACCCTTATCAAGCATCGGCAATACTACCTTACCAAGGTTTCTATCCTTATAAGATACCTTACCCGATACTCCTTCCTCCTTCACTTCGTGAGTAGCTTTGAGATTGTGACAATTCAACCATTCGTTGATTGTTCTTTCTTGCTGCTCCAATGTCTGCTTTTCAGTAGAGACACGACTGTATATTATTACTTTCTGCTTTGGCTCATCATCATCGGTCATGTTTGCCTTTGCGTTGCAGCTTTTGTCTGAACGGCAAAGGTAGTGACCTTCTGCCATCATGCAGTAAGGGCAATCCTTACAGCCGATGTTTACGATGTCGTATTTTACGGATGCGCCACCTGCATTCTTGATTTCTATTGTCTTCATTTCTCCTATCTCCTATCCTATCACTTATTACTTTAAACGTTACTTTCTATTATTTATTATCCACGATAATAGAATGACACAAGAAAATCGCTACTTTTGCGCTCTTTGTCATTCTCATAATTTGTTTGTACGTTCAATGGTTTCAATGTACTGGATAGCACTGCAATCAATATATTTGTGTGTAAGTACAACTGTACTTCTGCATCCAATTGTAAGTGTTCTATCCTTTGCGTTGTAATGGTAAAAGGTATCATCATTACTGAAATCGAAACATATCTTTGTACCACCAACCAAATTGATAGTTCCTCTGAAACCATGGTCTTTGGCATCACCCAATACCGCTTTTACATAACCTGTATTCATATTCTTATCTCCTATAATTTAAATTTGTCACTCTGATGTTTATTTTATTCGCCATCCTTATCTTCCACATCAAATATAACACTATCCAGCTCGCCATCGCCTTCCAATACTCCACTATCATACATCGTTCTTGCAGCATTCTCAGCATCTTCGGATGATGATGCGTCTATCGGAATTGTGTAGGTGATTTTCTCAACGATTTCTACTATATACTTCTTCATATCTAAAACATTTTATAAACCTTCTTTAATGAATACACGAATAACGGAATCACTATCAATGTAATCTCTGTTTCCTTTCTCGGCAAGTATTGTTATCATATGTTCTTTTCCGTTATAGAGAACATCGGCAGTAAAATCAAATAGCTTTGATTTACTGAAGTTCACATGAGCAGACTGCCCATTAGAAAGATAAATACTTGCAACGCAACCGCATTCCTTTGCATCATCCAAGATGTCTTTGATAATATTAATCTTCATAGTCTTACTTCAATTCTTGTTCTACAATATCGAAATTATCCCACGTCTCACCTTCGTTATCCGAGATATGATAGAATGAGCCTGATACGCTGATTTGGAAATCGTCACAATCCAATGAATGCTTATAGCTTTCCAATGTGTTCAGACCTTTACCTTCCATCGCTTTTCTAGCCTTATCTCTAGTATCGAAGACTTCTGCATCAACCTCAACCGCCTCACCCAGTCCATGCTGGTATGAATTGATAACTACATATACTTTCATAACTTAACCATTTACCTTAATAATTCCACGTCTTACCAATTCCTTCACGAAGTCTTCTAGACTTAACTCAGATTTATCACCACCGCACATAGAATAGTTCCAATTGATTTTTAGCGGCATATCTGTATGGTATCTAGTAATGCTTTTGCGCTTATTGATACTTCTATCATACTCCCAATTCAATGCAACCTCAATTGTTCCGTTACCATTTGTATAGATGAAAAATGCGCCACGTGAACGTTTTTCTTCAAGTCGGCATTTATAGTTTTCCAAGAAACGTAATTTATCCATCGTTTCCTGTTGCCAATTGTCGGCTTTATCATTTTCGCATTGCTGCTCATCTTTAATCAACTCATCATCAATAGCATTCTTCTTTGATTCTGCTATCATTAACATTTCCAATTCGTTCATAACTTAACCCTTTCTATTATTAAATTACACCGATAATATTAATCGGTTCTTCAATACTCGCTACCAATGCAGCATTATTATTCTCTGTAATAAGGCTATCAACATCTAAGTAAATAACCTCTGGTAATGAAGTCTGTTTCATATTGTCTTATAACATTTGGTCAATTTATCAAACTCTTCTTGTTCTTTCTTATTATGGCACATAGACGCAAAACTAGTATTGCCTGTATGCGTTCTAAAGTCCATAAGATAATCACTCCAACTATCCAATCGGCAAACTTTAGAAGGAAAAACCCCATGCCAATCAGGTATCAAGATAAAATGTTCGCTGTGCTGATATTTATCTTTCAGTTTATGTAAGAATAATGATGTCTCCATATTATGAATTATAAAAATTAATAGGCTTATAATCTCTATCTCTGCAATCGTTTCCTTCCTCATGATAAGGGCATTTATTATCTTTCTTATAGTAACTGCCAAGGCGGTCATTCATACCAATACTAGATACTACAAGTCGATTGCATTTGCCATTTCTGAATGCAAATCTGCAAGATAAACAAATATTCTTTTCCATTTCTGTTTCTTTATTAATTGATTTACTTTTGTTATTTTACTCATTCCTTTACTCCGTGGAGGCGGCAAAGGTAGTGTATGTACTACTTTGCCAACACCACATAAGCAATCGCCTACAGCCGCATTTAACGGCTTATTTGCTGCAATATCCAACCGCATATTGTTTGGTGGAATATCCAAGCATGAAGGAACACCGACAGAGATAGCCACAACCTTTGCGGTTGATGCGGTTTCCTTGCGTTCTGAGACGTTTTCATTTGCATGTGGTGTAATTGTCCGCTCGGTGCATTTCTCGCTTGTTTGATGCTCATTTGGTACGCTATTCAAATATGTATGAATCATATCCATTATGGTATTCTCATCTGTATATTCAACAACCATACAATGAGAAATCATTTCCTCAAACTCGCTTTTCTCTGCTCCACCGTGCCAAAGAAAACTCCCATCGGCTCTAATCTCTGTATATAAGTAATGAGGGTATTTTATTGTATTGTACCCAGAAACTTTATATGCCAACTTATTTTTGAAGTCGATAAATACCTTTCCTTTCCAATCAATCGGCTCGCTCGGTGTATCATCAGGTACGGCTGCAATCTCTTCTTTTGATGCCAATGATTTCTTCTGCTGCTCCTTAAATAGCTTTTCCAATTTTACACCATCCTTAAAGAAGAAAGCGCATCCACGATAGGAATTACTCTTTGTTCGCTTTTCATCTGGCATAAACTCTTTGCAGAATCCCGACAATGTAAACAGTTCACCACAAAATGATACCTTATTGTCTTCTGCTGCAATAACCTCTGTACCATCAACGAATGTAAGTGCATCGCCTACATTTACACCGATAGCATCAAAGCTAAACTTATTGCTAGGCTTATCCAATGATACTACCTTTGCAGATTTATTCGTTTGCTCAGTTTTCTTCTCTGTAGCGCACTCTTTTTCCTCAGTTGTAACATTATCCACTTTTGCAGGAATAACGTCTTCTGTAGGCTCATTTGTAGGCATATCAAAAGACTCAGCAAAGCCACAATAATCGTATGCACCAATGTAGCCATCAGATAGTTTGAATCCGTCATACTCATCATCAATATACATCGGCATCATCATACCAACTTCCAAACTACCTACATACACCAAAGCTTCATTAGCATATCTTCCAAGTGCAAAATTGAAGTTTTCAAATCTCAGCAGACTATCAATCTTTAATCCAATCGCAAAATTCTTGTTTGGTATATTTCCGCACTCGCAAGAAATCTCAATACCATCATGATTATCATACATTCCGTTAATTGTGAATGTAATACGATTATCATTTTCTTTATGCTTGATTATTACGATACCGATAGAGTTAAAACCTTTGTTTTTCTTCAACCATTTAGAAATGCCCTTCCAAGTCTTTTCATTGATGGTGCAAAGATTATCAGGACTAATCTTAGGTAATACAGAAGAGTAATTTACGTATCTGTTTGCCTCAGTCTTAGAGTAATATCCACAGCATTCAGATACCCAATATGTATTGCCGTTTGGTTCACGTACCAACTTGCAAGTAAGTGTACTACCAGACTTTGCCAATGAGCACATCTTTTTGAAGTCTTTTCCATTTACCAAAGGCAAATTATAATCGTATGAAAAATGCTCCGTGCTTACCACATCCAATCCCTTAATTAGCATCGTGTGCCCATCACTAGCGGCTGCTCTTCCGTTTCTTATATCCAAGCATACATTTTTCATAGCAGGGCGCAAATCATCATTCGCACAATGCAAAGATAACTTAGAGTAGTATTTGTTGATAAGTACTTTCACGGTGCAATGTACTTCATTATTATCTTTCTGCTTGATAAACATTCTTTTCTTACTACCAATGCTAGCTAACTTTTCAAACTTAGCTACCAATGCAAAGATTTGAACTACACAGAAGGAACACACAAAAGATAGCACATTCACGCTCGCCATCGGTGCAATAAAACAATCTTTCTCTACTTGCTTATTACACTCATTCTTATATGATTTCTTTTCAGTCTTCAAATAGCCATCTTTAAATGCGCTATCCTTCATCTTTGCCAAATCGGATGCGGTGTAATTGCCTTCTTTCACGTTTACACCCTCATTAAAAACCTTATCTGCTATCTCATACAACTTGTTTAAGATAGCCAAATTCATTTCTTTGTCACTCATATCTTTACAGATTTAATTCATTTCTAAACTCGATGGCACTTAAAAAACCATCCATCCAAGTTACAATTTGTGCTCGTTCAATTTCGGCAACATATACGCCCTGTATTATTCCATATCTATCTTTATGTTGTATATCTATAGAATAATTATAGGTATTTCGTTTGCCCTCACCAATATGGATGTAATACCCAAGTTTCTGTAACTTATTACGGAACACATCCAATAACTCTTTATCTAATTTTTCTTTGTCGCTCATTTGAATTGACGTATCTAAATTCATTTTTGCCCAAACAAAACAAAGTATATCCACCTTTGTAAAACTGAATTAATTCGCCCTGCTGCGAGGTGTAGTCATCCACCCAATACGTATCACCCCATCTTTCAATACTTTTGTATTGACCGATAGGGATACTTATTTTTCTCTGAATCTTTCTCATACTGTATTATTTAAATATATCCATCAAATTCCTTTTCTAATTCTTCTTTGTTGCATTCAGGGAACCAACTGCAAATGGTATCAATTGCCCACATATAGGAATTTGCTCCATCATCAAACAATATCCAAAACATTTCAGCGTATTTGCTAAAATTACGATTCCAATTGTGCTCTTTGTACCATTTAATGGTACGTTCATATTCGGCTACCAATTCATCTTTGGTAAGCATTCTAATTTGTTCTGTAGTCATATATCCAATTGTTTAAAAGTTACACTTCATAAAATTGCCCATAGCATTTCCCCCAAGCTACCAAAGACAAGCGCACACTGCCATTTTTAATCGGTGATACGCTTATCTTTTCACGCTTGATACGTATCAGACGTTTATCAAACTTGCAATAAAAGCGAATGAATCTATCTTTTAACTCGCTTTCTTTTTGCTCGCTTATATGTTCCAAGTGAAGGCTATTATATTCAGTCTCCAACCAATTCTTTATTTTTTCCTTTGTTCCCATATCCAAGTTGTCTTTTTAAATTTGTGCCGTGCCAAATCTCGCTTTTGGAGGTAGTCTTTAACTACTCACGGCTATAGTAACTTTTAAGCAATATATTCAATTAATTTGTTTTTGTAATATGATGTAAAAGCACCATCCAAACACTTTTTGTCTTTTGTGTCTATATACTTTAATATCCGTTTTGCATCATCCCTATAAATATTATCTTTGTGCGGATGGTGATAGTCAAGAATATCACATATTAAAGATGTTAAGCGGAAATCTCCAACACTCTCTGTATATTTCCCATATCCATAAGGGTATTTGTTACAACAAGACAAATATCTTATAATAACGAATTTCTTCAAAGCTATCTTATTCATAATCTTTCTATCTTTTAATGTTACTTATTTTGTGGTGCAAACTGAATCGAACAGTCTAGAGATACCGGCTATCTTTGCACCTATCCAATATGTTTTATGATATTGTCTTTTTGCCGTAATAACGCAAATTAAGCATTTCCTTTTGGCTAGTAAGTTTGCAGCCACACAATTTATTATTTGTGATGTAGTCTGCACCAAGCGCACGCAAACGGCTGCTAGTTGTAGCCGTATTAAAACCACCATCGGAAAAATACACCTTGCCATGTACTTTTGCATATATATATGTATCATACAAGCGTACAAATACATTTGCACCCTTAACAATTACCTCTGTATTACTTTCTCTGTAGTTAACCTTATTATTTATTGCGTTAACCATTCTTTGCTCTATCTTTCTCATTTTATTTGCGTTTTAAAAGGTTATTTACTCTTTTACGTACTTATTCCAATTGCGCCCTACAATAATGCCTAATACGTAAGATATAAGGGCGAAAACGAAAGGTATTGTTATATCCATAACAATTAGTTTAAATTACTTCTTTTCTCCTAATTCTCTTTTTGCCAATTCGTTTGTAGTTGTCCATTCAACGTAATCCCAACTTGTGCCGAAATGGTCAACGCAAAGGATATACTTATCCAAAAGGTCTGAATAAGTGAAAAGCAATCCAAATGTTTGCTCTAGGTACTCTACATCGTCATCGGTGCAATCTGTAATAAACCACTGATAAATATCTCTTTGTGTGCCGTCTTCTTCATCGAACAGTTCAAAGCGCATATTATCATAAACAGAAGGGTCTATCTCTGTAATATTATTGCAGAGGATAAGCGCATTATTACACCAATTTACAGCTACTGAATAATTTGTTTTATAAGTCTTCATACCTAAAATATTTAAAAGTTACTAATTAATTTTGCTAATTCGGAAAAAACTAATAACTTTGCAACCGCTTATGTAACCGAGTTATTAGTTTTTCTTTTAACTTGATTCGCCCACTACTTTTTTAAGGTAGTGGGTTTTTTGTTTAAATATGCTTTTCGGCTACCTTATCCCAATACTCATTTATAGAGTTGTCCAGAGTTGATACGTAATGACCAAGTGGACAATACTCATCAATCTCAATAATGCCGCATACGTGCATAGCATCTACTAATTTCTTATAAGATGCAGAGCCGATAACGTGGATAGCTAACATATTAAAGTTAACCATAAAATCTTTGTTTAACTTTGTTGATAGCTTATTATATACCTTTGTGATATATTCGATAGCCTTTGCCTCCTTTTCCTCCTTTGCTTTTTGTTCCTTTGCATTCTTGATTCTCGCAAAGTTCATTTTTGCCCACAACTTGCAAAATGTATCTTTATCAACATCTGCAAGCATATACATATTATTGATAATCTCAAACTCAGAAGATGATACTTCCATTCCTACACGCTCAATAAATTCATTGTACATCATATTGCTTTATTTTTTAGTTACTAATTTGTGGCTATCAATTAAACCGCCTAATTGCCAACGGCTGAGGTTTTCGCCTACAATAACCGTACTATTTATGTATTATTGACTTTCATTTATCATTCAGTTCATTTCGTTACTCTAACTTTTCACTACTCACCTTAGAATGTTTCAGTGCTTTATAAATAAGTACGAATGTAGCTACCTTCCGTATAATAGCCTATCCGTTTTCCTTCTTTCATTTATAATTGTTGCTACTAGTTTCTTTATTGATGGCAAACTAGCAAACCGCTTAATACTACTATATTGTATCATTACACTAACATTTGTTAGATTTATGATAACGATATTAAGATAATGCCTATCTTACGTTTGCGCTATCTGTAAACAGAATCACGGCTGCAAATAGTAAGCGTTTCATTATCACGCTAACATGTAAGTAAATCAAAGAACGAAATGCAATAATATAACTTTGGATTGTCTTGCTTATGTAACCCTTTGTTTCTTGATTGCGATGCAAAGGTACGACAAATTTCTGTATCTGCAAAATATTTCGGCAAAAAATTACGCTTTTTCTCGCTTTTTTCTTGAAAATAACTGCATTTTCTTAAATCTTTACACAAATTGTAATCTCCACTTTGCAAAATGATAGGTTAAATAGGGGTTATTGTGTGATTATATAGGTTTTCACGATCTTTGCACGTTTGCAGCCCGAAAAAATCACTTTGCAGCCGTTTTCTTTATTATGTACGTGTGCGAGTACCTTATATATAGGAAAACGCCTAAAAGCGTATTATTTGCCGTTTGCAGCCGTTTTCCTGTATGATAGATAAAAGTACTTACTTTGTCGTTTGCGTATCTTTGTAGCCGCTTTCTAGCTTGATGATATGTTATAGCACGATTTGTTGTTTTTGGTATGTTTAATCCTTGGTTTTATATGCAAGTTTTTGTATATTTATGCAGTATTGAAATGTATATTTATGCAATATATTATGGTAAATAGAAAACTTTTTGGGAATTTCGGGTTTTCTTGCATGTTTGCAAAAACGTCCTATCTTATTACTTTTCGCTTTTTCGTTCGCTTCATGTTTGGAGAAAACAGCAGAAAACGAAAACAGAAACGGAAAAAGCCGCATTTTTGCCGTTTTTGCCCGAAAACGTCCCTTTTTGTCGCAAATAAAACGCTGATTTTCAGTGATTTATAGGTATATAGGGCAAATTACACCCCACCCCCCCCGTTTTTGGCACTCGCAGGGTGGGTCAGCTCTCGTCCGAAAATTTTTTATTTTTTATTTTTTATTTTTTGTAAAATACTCCGATTTTTCAAATTCCGCTTTTCTACCGAATTTTGAGCATTTTCTAGAACATCATATCTACTTTTGATTTTACATAAGTTTTCGAGATATTCATTTTCGCTTATTTTCGTGCGTTATGGAGCGTTTTATGTAGCTTTGCGGTATAGTTTATCGCCATCGTATTTTGAACGTCTTAGAATACAATTTTCGAGTTATTTGCGTCTATTTTCGTTTTTGCGGAAAAGTAAGGTTATTCTCTGATTTAAGGTTCTTTTTTGCTATATACGGATTGCAGTTTTGTGTGATATTGATATGTGGTTGATGCGAAGCCTTCTTCTTGGGGGATGAGTATATAGTTTACTATATACAGGGGGTTGACATCCCCCATTACGGCTGCGCGCGAGGGTACAATTACTTATTTACGTGTTATTATTATATGGGAAAGAGTTCAAATGTTAAATTTTCAATATGAAAAATCTGATTTATGCGGATAACATATATTTAATTGGGGATATGGGGAAAATGGTACAAATTTGCAATTTGTTAAACTATGTAAAGTTCATTTTTGGCTTGATTTTTTGGCGTATATTTGCAGCATAAATGTTTGATTTACGAATTACCGACTTTGGAATATGGCAGAAAAGAAATTCTACATACAGCGTTACTTGAAGTCCGAGCAGGGAGCTTGGAAGGCAGACGGATTGCGTAAGAGTCTGGAGGATGATTTCGGCGGCGGCTCTGTCCGCTACAAGTCATTGGACGGATTGAACTCCAAGGGCAAGCAGAAGGGTGTATATACCGAGAGCTATCCTGAGAGTGATGCGTTAAGAGTGTTCGTTGACCCGAATGCTAGGCATGAGAGCACCAACGCTACGTTGTCAGTCTGCGTGTTCGGGTATGATGTTGACGGAACTACTGAGCTTTCCGTTACTGAGCAGATAAAAGCTGCCGAGAAAGCATGGGATAGTCTGTATGTTTACTTGGAGGGTTCGCTTATCCTGTGGTATGACGATTACAGACAGAAGAAAGCGTTGTTTTTGGTACAGGATGCTACAGAGCCATCAACGGATAACATCAAGAACATTCCGTATCTGCTTTGTTCGGTTAAGTTGGTAAACGTCTTCGGTCAGTCATTTGATGGTGACAGTACCACGATTGAAGATTGGTTGAAGAATGGCGGAAAATAGAAACGACAGCATCCGCAAGGCGGTAGGACGTATCTCTTAGATACAAGTCTAGGCAAACAGAAGGTTCGAGTTCCTTCTACGGTCGGTGGATGCTTTAAAATATATGCGAATTATGAACAAATACAAGACATCAATTGAGGTCAAGGGCGAAAACATCAAGGCATTGTTCGACTGCCCTATCGTTACAGACATCAAGAAAGCAACAGATGCGGTCGATGATGGTTTGGACGTTACCGATATGCTTTATAGCGTTACTGCCGTCAATATGGCAGGTGCTCACAAGCAGGTGAAGCGCGGGTCTGTATTGGCGCAAGACGTTTGCGGTCATTGGGAGATTATGAAAGCCGATGAATGGGAGTTGAGGAAAGACGATACCATTAGCGATGGTTCTTCCGAGGAGTTGTAATCATTTAAAAGTTGAGAATATATGCGAATAAAGGAAGAATCACTTGACAGGGCGTTGGAAGCGGCATCGTTGCAGACGAAGGGATTGCCGAAACGCTACACGGATGGTAAAGACCCATTCTGGATAATGGCTGTTGTGCTTGTTCAGAAGCGCAATTTGGAGGAATGCTACTGCATTTATCAGCAGAATGCGGACAAATACATGAAGCTTTTGCAAGACTTCGGTACACCGAGTCCTATCATGTCTATCAAGAGCATTCATCCTTATATGTATCTTGATGAGGCTCAGTTTTTGCCAAGCGGATGCATCGAAGCAAAGAAGAACTTTCTGAAAAACGAGCTTGGCGAAGACCCTATGGCTTATGAGGTCGATGAAATGACGGAATCTGACGTTAATCACGCATTATTGGAGATTGCCATTGACAAACAGATGAAAGCTGATGAGGAAAACAAGAAAATCAACGTACTCAATGAAGGAAGCGATTTGGACGGAACGAGATTTGAGGACATTGAACGTCAGAAGTTCGAGTTTGAGTTGGCAGAAATGAAGAAAGATGGATGCTCCAAGAAAGAAATTAAAGAGTTCATTGACGAGTATAATGCCAGTCATAAGCAGAAAGTTGACGATAAGCCATACATTTCAGAGGAAGACCGCATTCATCAGGAAATGGAATCAAAGGACGTTGAGAGAATTCCCGAATGCAGTATTGAAGGTGAGTTTGATGCACCTGAGATAGACTACGATAAGCTTCATGAGGAATCAGAGGCATTCAAGAAAGATCAGTTGAAGGTTGCCAAGCGCAAGTGGAAGCGCGCCTATGATGCCGATTCAGAGAAGCGTGAAGGAAGAGAGTTTGAGAACGAATTTGGCGAAGATGAGGAATGTGAGACGTTGCAGTTGCCGAATAAAGAAGCCGTTCCTGTAAAGCGAAAACCAGGAAGACCAAAGAAATCGGAATTGGATTACACTGCTAGCAAGCGCGACACGACAAAGAAACGTGGTCGCAAAAAATCATCAACTAAAAAGTAACTAATTATGAACAAAGCAGAGCTTTTAAATAACGTGTTCTTTGAGAATGCAAAAGGCGATTTGCCTATCATATATATAACATCAGATGATGATGTTGTTAAAGTCGGCGGCATTATCAATGCACCTATGGTTGGAAGAATTTATTTTAGTGAGGTTAAGAAAACCATTACTAAGGATGAATTACTTGCCAACAAAGAGTTCATTTGCGCAAGTGATGATTCTGAAATTCTTATTGATTTCGGTGGCTACAGACGCGAGACGCTTGATTGCTATGTCACAGTTGATGATAGTTGCATTAATATCATTGAGCTATGAGGAATAGCCATCACAATCCTAATAAAGTACCGCCGTTCAAACCAGACCCCGAACATTGGACTAAAAAAGTTCATTCTTGGAAGGCGAAGGTCGCATACGAGACAGAGGATGATGCTTGGGAGTTTCTGAATCAGAATCCGAAGTTAAAGTCTCTTGGTTATACTTGCTACCTGTGCAAGGTTTGCTCAAAGTGGCATATTGGAAGGTTACACAATAAATAGTTGAGATATGGATTATTGGAGTACAAATTTCTATAAAGCAAATAATGAAAGAGCGGCTGCTATTCTTGATAAAGTGAAAAAGGGTATATGGCTGTTTTTGGAAGGTGAAGAAATTGCAAGGAAACGCCGCGACTTCTTTCTACACAAATATGGTGTTCTGTCTTGGGAAAGTAAATACGGAAATCCCACACCATTTATTGCCGAAGTTGAAGAAGAGGAAACCACTTTAAAGCCAGCTTATGATTATCGAGGAATGTATGATATATGTAATGTTGATGTTGGTGGAAAATGTGGCTTATTTAAAACAAACAAAGACCATGACTGTATAATCGTAAACACGCGATTTTTTCTGTTAGGTCTTGAATTAAAAGATGTTTAACATAAATAGTTGAGGATATGAAGAAGTTTTTATTAGTTGCATTAATTGCAGTGGTGTCGCTATTGGCATCATGTAGCAGAAATCAGAGATTTCAAGAAGGCAATCGTGAGTTGTATGACACTATTACGGTGTACTCTGTTGACAAAATCGTAGAAACGTCTGGCAGTAAAGACAGAATCAGAACAGAGACTTATTATCTTGTTGCTACAGACAAGGGAGCGTATCGTATAGATTTGTACGGAATATGGGGTAATCCTCAACTTGTTGGAGTTATAAAACAAGACAGAACATATATTGTTGAAACGAAATGGTTCGATGCCCCAATTCTTAAAGAATACAAACGTATAACTAAGCTAATTCGTGAATTATGAAGAAGAAAGGATATTACGAATACGAAAACGGAATTCACCATTTGAAACTTTGGGTACACATCGGAAAAGACTTGAAAGAGCTGATAGATTCCTGTTTTGACAAATGCAAGGCTCCCGATATTGATTACGGCGGCGTTACGTATTACGGCGGCGTTACGTATTCCGATGCTGTCAGAAAGAGCGACAGAAGGCGCGGCGTTCTTGTATCGTTTCCGTGCCAGGTTATGTCGATGAACTATTGCTGCCATGCCATCGAGGAATATACTGACTTGGAACACGGCGGCGAGCCTTCTGCCTACTTGATGGGTTGGATTGCGTCTTGCATCAACAAGGCTCGTTTGGGCATTGGAAATTTCGTTGAACTAAAAGATAAGGAGGAATAGATTATGGATGAAAATGAGAAATTGAAACTTGGGGACATCTTTCTCGCGCCAAAAGAGTTTTTCCTAAATAATTCCGTCGGAAATGTAAAACAGGAAATAGAGATTTATGCGGAAGTTAGAAAAGATGGCAGGGTTATGTGCGCGGTTGTTGAGAATATAGATTCTGTTTTTCCCCATGAATCAGAATATACAATCGCTATAAAACAAAAACACTTTGCACATCCTATTAGGGTTGGTGTCAGCAAGGACTATAACTTTGATTGTATTGAATTGCTTTCTAAAGAAGAGATGAAACTTGTTGGTGTGCTTTGGTTTTATTTTGGGGCTTAATATAGAAGGAATAGCTTATGAATTATGATGATACTTACATAGGAACTGTGTTTCTTGCACCTGCGTCATATCTTATCGAAGAACTCCAAGAACAAGAAAAGGAAGTTTTCAAAAACAGAGTCTTTCAATATGACAATCTGGTTTGCGGAATTGTCGATAAGATAGACTCTAAACGCGGTTATGTTTGGGTAACGTTCAAAGTTCCAGACAACAACTACGCCGATTCGGGAATAACTCTAGCAATAGACTTTAAAGCTAATTGGTGCAGGTTTTGTGTCGTTAAAGGTGGAAAGAGGTTCAGTTCCTATCAGTTTCTCTGTCTCAAAGAGCGTGATATTATAGACATAATTAAAAATAAAGATTATGATTAAGAAAGAAGATATTAAGGTTGGGTTGCGATTTTATATCACAAAAAATGATTGCTTAAAATGCAATTTTGACCCGATAGGTATTCAGAGTGGCAGAACCCCTATTCTGTTCAATGTCGAGAGAAAGGATGCTGATGTTTATATATGTACATCTGTTAGCACAGATTACAAATATGTCGATCGTTTTCGCGAGGAGGATATTATGATGTTTGGTACAAAGTTCGATATAGTAACGAAAGGTGAAAGAGAAGCCGCAAACAAAAAGACGGAGCAAGTATCTCACCCATCCCATTACGCTTGGTTGAAGGATTTGTGCGGTGTTGAGCCTTTGGATATTTGCAGACATCTTGACTTCAATACAGGGAACGCTATCAAGTATCTCTTGCGCAAGGATAAGGTGGATGGCAACAAAACAAAGACCGAGAAGCGCATTGAGGACTTGCGTAAGGCGGTGTTTTATATCCAAGACGAAATAAAATTATTGGAGCATGGCACAGACTAAATACACTTGTAAGGATTGCGTATTGTTGAACGATGAAGATTCAGAGTTCCCATATTGTATTGGCAAAGACTTATATACATACACAAATCCTGACGATGATGCTTGCGGAGACATTATTCTGCTGGTATATACTTGCAAGGATTGTTTCTTCTTCAAGGATGGGGTTTGCCATAATACCACGGAGAAGAGATACACATCGAAAGAAAATCCTTCATGTAGAAATTTCGAGTACAAAACGATTGTAGAACAAAAAATAAATATATAGTTATGGCTAGAATTGCAAAAAAGAAGACTGTTGACAACAATGCAGGTTTGCTTAAAGTTGTTGTCGGAATCAACAAAAAAGATGTTGAAAGCGTTACCGACTTCGGTCATTTCTTCATCGTAATTTTGAAGGATTGTGCTATTTTCCACACACACATTGGATTTGAGGCACGTTTTAAGCGTTGGGGCGGTGTTGATATGGAAGGACACGCGCTTACCACTACAACATTTGCGTGGCTTGAAAATCTTGTCGCGATGAAGAACGAGGTAAAGGGGAAAGGAAATGATATTTTCCCTGAGACTGATGTTACTTATCAAGATATGCTTGATAGTATGGTTATCATCACAGAAGCCAACATTACTCATCCGATTACAGCGTTCACTGATGCAGATGATGCAGCAAAATTTGCAAAAGAAAAACTTGATTACATCGGTCGTATGCAGAAAGAGTTGGAAACTGTAATGAACACTCCAGTTTCCGAAGAGACAGAGGAAGACTTGAAGAAGAACTTTGAGCACGGTCAGCAGGCAATATTGGCAGAGCAAGCAGCCGAGGCTCTTAATCAAGGAAAGGAATAGCTTATGTATAATGAATGGTATATAGAACTAAAATACGGACTATTCCGAGATTACAGGATTGTAAGGATGTGTGATGCTAACGGAGTGAAACGAGACGGTATCTTTATACCATTCATTCAGAACGGAATCAAATGGGATGGTGTAAAGGTTAAGAATCCTGTTCAGTATCTAAAGCCGATTTGGGCTGCCGCCGATGGTTCTAGATTACACAAGTTAGTTCCTATGGTTTCTGTGGATTTCAGACAAAAAATGGAAGATGCAGGTGTATTGTCACCAGATGATAAATACCCTTGTGACACGGTAGGTTACGTTTATAAAGATAAAAATAAGATATAACGGCTATGATATACTTAGGTAATGATACAATGGATAAGGTAGAGCGGATGGTTTGCGAACAAGTGAACACGGCTATGAGTACTGAGGAAAAGGAAGGAGTGAATGCAGATGATTTATATGTCGGCAATACTAACATTCCTTTTGCGAGAGCGGTAGCAAGAAACTTTGTTCTTGACGTTCTACACAATCGGTATGGTTTTTCCTATGCCGTTATCGCGCAGCGCGCGGACATTAACGAGAAATCTGCTATGCGGTGCGTCCGCAAGTGCCACGAACTTGTCGGGTACGACAAAACCTATGCGTATGTGAACACTTTAATTAACGATAGATTGAGAGAATGGTATGGGGAATAGCAATGAATTATTGACGTTGAAGCGCAATGCCCTAAGATTGGGATTGTGCGGAGAATATAAAGGGAAATGGGATTCTGCCGCGAGTAAGCGAGAATTGGTAAATATGGCTCTTGATTCAAACGGAATTGAGTTTATGGCTGATTCTATAGCTTTCGGATGGGGATTGTCAAAAGAGTACCTTTTGAAAGAGTTTGGTGAGTTTGCCAATGGATTCTATCAATGTAACGAGCACGGATATACTAGCGAAATGTATATAGGTGCTCATGGAGTTATCAAGGTGCGCTCTACGATTATTCTTGTCGCGTACTGCAAGGATTTGGAGATTGAAGTTCCAGAGAATATGGTTACTCGCATTTACGTGTGCGGAAAGAGTGAAGTTCGCATCGAATGCAAAGGAAAATGTGACCTCATAGAGTACGGAGAGGATAATGATGTTAAAATCATTAGCTACGATGACGCAAATATGACGACAGGAACGATTTATGTGTCAGAGTGGAATAGTTGTAAGGACGAACAAAAATAACGTCTTACAGCTCATTTAAACAGCAAAGTTGGAAAAAAGAATATTTATATTATTTTCTTATTTACAGAGTGTACGGCGGTACACAGACATAAAGTATAATTTTACTTTTTATATTAGTTAAGGTTTAGTTAGATTTATGTTGATTAAAAAGGGCAAGTTCAGTTGTGAAACCGAGCTTGCCCTAATTTTATATATAGAACACAGAAAACTAATTCATAAATACCTTGATACCATTTCTTCCTTGCTTGTGACCGCCCTTTACACAGCTAGCCAAGGTGTCGCGAATATCAGTAAGTATTGTTGTCTGCAATCTCAACTCAATGAGTACAGGACTGCTTGATGTATCTTGTGTTATCGCGCTGATACTATTGCCGAGCTTTTCTAACAGAGTGTCGCGGATGATACGGACATCTGCTTGCTGAGTGGCTACATAATATCGCAAGCTGTTGAGTATTGACTCCAACGCCTGTGCGGTTGATTCTGTAACAGACTGAATACCTTGCTGCAAAGCAGAGATATTTGAACTGCCAGCAGGTTTGACGTTGAGAACATCCATCAAGTTCTTTGCATACTCATTGAATAATGCAAGATTCTTGTCTTTCAGCTCCTTGATACCTTCAAGTTCTTTCTTGGTAACGTCAAGACCATTGTTTCCACCTTCGCTGCCCTCAGATACCGCTTTGTCGAATGCTTCAAGGATAGGCTGAATGTATTTTGAAGTAGCTCTATTCATTAACTGCTTGGTGAGCATTGTATTGAAATACTCGTCAAACTTATTGTTGAGTGCTTCGAGTGCATCACTACCTTCATTGAAAGCATCTACCCACGCTTCCGAGAAAGCTTCAGCAGCAGATTTGTAGTTAGACTGAGAACCGAAGCCGCCAAGTGCTTCTGTCATAGATTCACCTAATTCTTGGATTGTTGTGTTCAAATCATCAATCTGCTGTTCCCATTCTTGAATCTTACCTTCATCAGGTTTCTTGCGACCGCGCTCTGCGTTAATCATTGCTTGGTACGCCTTCTGCTGCTTTTTAAGGGCATCGACCGATTTTTGGTTGTATTCGTAGAGCTTTTGTGTGTCAAAGGCATCGTCCATACTCTTTTTAAGTTTTTCGTAAGCGTGTTGTAAGGAATTTACAGCGCGTTCTTGGCGTGCAATTTCCTTATCAATCTTTCCTTCGTTGCTAAAGAGTTTAGCTACGCCCGTAAGCGCGCCCATTGCGCCCGATACAACACCTGCATAGTTTCCGCTATAGTACGAACCGACCGCCTGACCGATGTTGCTGACAATATCCAGAGTGTTCTCTAAATTCGCGTCAGAACCGCTAAGTGCCTCAAACAGAGCATCAAACGAGTTAGCCATTGTGGAAACTACGTCTGTAATATCCGTCACGGATTTTGAGAACTTTGCTTTTGCCTGCTCTTCCTCAGTCATAATCGTTCCGAGCTTTGCAATCTGCTCATCGGTGAGGTTTAACTGAGATTTTAAAGAGTCACGAATGCTTTTGTTGGTTGCCAACTTCAACTTTAAGGCTGCAACAACGCTTTCGTCCGCGCCATTAATCTTTGTTAGCTCGTTATATTCCTGTTCCAAAGACTCAACATAAGCATTTTGGCTCTGTAATTTGCTTGTCAAATCTGCTCTAAGTCCGTTAAGCTCTACATACTTTTCTACGCCGCCCAACTTCTTTAAGTCTTTGCTAGCCTTAATCATTTCTTTAAGTCCGCTAGTGAAAGCCTTGAAAGGATTGCGTGAATTGCGAACTTCATTGACCTTATTAATCTGTTCTGCAATAGTCTTCAACTCTGTTGGGTCTAGGTCTCTAAGCTCTGTACGCAACTTCTGTAGTCTTTCTGCCATCGCATCAAGTGCCTTAGAAGAAACTTGGTCTAGATTATCAAACAGACGAACATACATGTCGCTATTTTTGAAATCTTTCCAAGTATTTTCGCCAGTCTTCTTTTTGTAGTCCAAGTCAATATTATCAAGTAATTTCTTCTGAGTTTCAGGGTCAGAGAAATTCTTCATTATTGCTATTCTATCCGCGATATATTTTCTATCAAACTGCAACTGGTCTGATAGGCGTTGCTTATACTCTTTGAAGAGTTTTTGGGCAGTATCTGTCGTGTCTTGCTTGATTTTCTGATTGAGCTTTTGTGTCTGATTGAGATATTCTTTTTCGACATCACTTCCAGAAAACTTTTTCCTTATGACTTCGGCGGTATTCTCCAAATCAGAGTTGTATTGCTGAATAACCTTATCGCCCCATTTAGTGAAATCCTTACCATAATGAGTTTCGTAGTCTTTGATGATATACTTATTAAACTCATTATTTATGTCTTCCTGTACTTCATCAAACGACTTCGTTAGGTCTCCAAACATAGACTTAATAAGTTCATCAGACATACCCTCATCTTTCAGTTTTTTGTACAAGTCCACTTGAGAGAATGCATCATTGACATTTCTAGATATATCATCCTTTAATTTGTTGTATTCCTTCTCAGAAACTTTCAAATCAATGTCTGCCGAAATTCGGAATGCGTTACCTCGCTTTGTCAATTCCTTGTACTGAGAACCAATCTCACGAATGCGTTTTGCCACAGATGCATCGTCTGGCAGTATATCGGAAGCCCTCCATCCAACATTTTGTGCAGCCTCTTTGAAATACTTACGAGTGGCAGATAATGCGGTCTCTTTTGATTCCGTCTTAATCAACTCGTTGTATTTAGAGTTCATATCCTTCAATAATGAAATTCTCTCTTGCAAGATGTCTCTTTGTGCCTTATCTTGCTTGATTCTATTTTTTTTAGCATCACTCTCAAAAGGGTTAACACCCAAAGCTAACGCTTGTTGTGTTGCGGCTTGCTTTAATTCCTTAACCTTGGCTTTCACCTTGGCAACAGAAATTACCATTTGATTTGCTCCAATTTCACCAGCCTTGAATATCTTTCGGATAGTATCATCAATTGTTATTGTAGGCGAGTTTTTGCCAACAGCAGCGAGTCTCTTTTCAACTTCTTTCCAAGATTTTGCAGCCTTTGCTGCTTGGTCTCCTTTCCCAAGGAAGCCTTCAAAAGCCTTATCGTCATCAATTTCTTTGACAACGAGGCTAATACCATACTTTTTCTTTGCAAAGAAATCATTAATATAATCATCAACCCAAGATACTTGCTTCTCCATATTGGATCTATCAATATACACATTGATACCAAAGTGTCTATAAGCAAGGTCTCTCTCGTATTGACTCCAATCGCGCTCGGCTGCAATTCTGTCAATTACGCCTTGTATTTTTATAGGGTCATTGCTAAATTTTTTTCTTAGGTCTCCAAATACAGCATCAAACTCTTTGTTCAATTCTTGCGCCTTATTTTGTACGCTGTTCATCGCACGGATAAGGTCATTGAAATCAGCTTGCGAAGTATCAATGAAAGATGGCATTTTATAGTCGCTGCCGCCTTGCGCTATGTTGATTTTCTTTATCAACTCATACATACGTGTCATATAATCAATGTTGGATTCGTTATCCTTTTGACCTGCACGTATCTCATCAAAGTATTTCTTCGTTGTCGAAGTGGCTTGTTTATAGTTCGCGTTAATGTTTGCTACAACTCTCTCCATTTGCGAAGACTTTGCGAGAGCATCAATCACAGCATCTTTATAATCGTCCGCATCATCATCAAGTCCATCAGTAAACCAAGTGTTCCAAGCATCATTCTTGGCGTAATTTCTTCTGATAACCTCAATACTATCAATGAAATCTTTATATTCTTTCTCAACCTTACTGAAAGTAGTGTTAAGCTGGCTTACATCGAGAGTATCTACATTGATTTTAAAAGTCAGTCCGTCTTTTGATGCGGCATCAATAATCTTTTGTAACGTTGTACGTCTATCCTCAATATTCTTCTCTAAATCCTTTCCTCCTAATTTACTATTTGCGTTTGTGGCTGCATTTGCAAGGTCGTTGTACGTTCCAGCTAAAGCACCTATTGCTCCCTTTGCCTTTATGGTTTCTTCTTCTGCCTTACGTACATTTTCTTTGTACTTGGAAATCTTATCGTAAACGGTAGTTATTACTTCTGCTACAGCGTAAATTGCAAGACCTACGCCTATACCTGATAATGAACTTTTAACGAGACCGCCAAAATCTTTAAGAGCTTTTTTCATTCCATCTAAGGAATTTACGAAAAGAGCCTTGTATCTCACGATACCTGTGCCAGATGCTTGCGAAAAAGCTTGTCCTAGACTAGTCTTTGCAAACATAGAATTAGCTTTTATGGCAATAAGAATAGGTATAAGAGCTTTTCCTATCTCTGCAAGAGTCTTCCAATTATCAAGCAGAGAAGTACCCCAGCTTACCATTCCCTTCATTGTTCCCTCGTTAGCCTTGCCAATATCATTAAGCATCACATCGAAAGCATCCTTCAAGTTGGAAATCTTACCTTGGAGAGTTTCAGCCTGAATCTCTTGCATATTGTAGAATGTTCCACCCTTATCGGTCATGCGTTGGAATATCGCTTCGACATCCTCAAATGTGACCTTACGCTTGGAAATCATATCAACAATCTGCGCGGTTGTGTACGCTTCTCCCTTAACTTCCTTGAAGTATTGTTGCAACTCGCCATACATATTAATACCAGCCTCGGTAAACTGACGAACCTCAGAACCGCGAAGGTATGCAGCAGCCTTGACTTGTCCGTATGCAAGGATAAGTCTTCCCATATCAACGCCAAGACCTGCTGAAACATCGGCAAGTCGCTTGGTTGTATCATAAAGTTTATCAGACTCAATTCGATAAGCAGAAAGTTGTCGTGTATAGTCAACCAAATCCTTGATACGGAAAGGTGATTTAACGGCAAGTTCTACAGTCTTATTGAAAATCTCGTCTGCCTTTGGCTTGTTCTGCAAGATAGCTTCGAGTGAACGCTCTGAAAGTTCAAACTGACCTCTGACTGATGCAATCTGCTCGACAAAATTCTTGATAGAACCCACTGAGAATGCAAATGCCATACGCTGTGCCCAACGTGACATATATCCAGCCATATATGATGTTTGTTCGGTCAACGCACGAGAATTAACACCAGCCTCTTTCAAGTTTTTGTTATGTTGCTCAATGGCAGCATTAAGAATATCCAATTTTCGCTTATAATCAGCATCGGTTTGAGACAACTTCATACGAGCCTCTTTCAGATATTCTATAGCGCGTACTTGGCGGTTGAGCGTATTTGCAGTAGCAGAGAAATTAAGAGCACCATCATAAGTTGTGTTCTTCTTATAATTGTTCTCTTTGTTTAATCTTGCTTGTTTCTCATACGCTATTTGTCTTTTTCTTGCAAGTTCCTCAGTGGAAGCTATAGCATTTCTGTTTGCTTCTGTAAGGCGGTCAATAGCTTTGCGTATGCGAGATTCATCATCTGCATAAGTTTTACTTTTGCTGCTGAGTTTACTTCGAGCTTCTTGGAGATACTGAATTGCCTTTGTTCTTCTGTTGATTGTGTTTGCGGTATCTGAGAATTTGAGAGCACCTTCAATCGTGGTGTTAGCCTTATAGTTATTCATCTTAGACTGCTCTATTCTCATTTCTCGCAAAGCCTGCATTCGCTTGCGATAAGCATCTTGCTCTTTTGCGTAATTCTCTATCTCCTTTTTTATTTCATCATCAATTTTCTTTTGAACCTCTGCAATTTGTTCACTAGTCATCATTCTCTCTTTCATTGAGTTGGTAAGTGAACTAATCTTAGAAGTTAACACATCGACTTTACTCTGATAATCAGAATCAGTTTGTGACAATGATTTCTTTGCAATAGTTAAATATTCGACAGCTTTTGCTTGTCTGTTGTATGTATTGGCAGTATCAGCAAATTTGAGTGAACCCGAAAAAGATGTGTTAGTCTCAAAATTTCGTTGGCGATTCATTTCTGCATTGAGCGCACGTATAGACTGAATGCGCTTTTGGTTAGCTGCATCCTCTTTTATTGCTCTATTTGTTTCTTTCTCAGATTCTTTATCAACCGCTTTTTGTGCTGCAATTCTTTGCTCAGTAGTCATACTGAGCTGTTTCATTGTAAGTGTAAGATTATGAATCTTTGCATCAAGAATTTGAACCTTTGCGTCATAATTCTCATCTGTTACGCTTAATTGCTTTTTTGCAGCATTAAGGTAAGACACTGCCGTAGTCATTCGATTCAGAGTACTAGCAGAATCTGCAAATTTCAAAGAACCCTCATAGGATGTGTTTTCCTGTTTGTTTCTCTCAATATGCATTTTTGCTCTTTCCTCTGCTGCCTTTCTTTGCTTGGCATTGAATGAGGATTCCGCACTAACCATTTTATCAAGAGCTTTTTGAAAAGCAATAACACGCTCTTCGTACATCTGCTGTTGATATTTGAGTTCGTCTTCTAAATTCTTCTTGCGCTTAATAAGTGCATCTTGGTCTGTCTTGGTAAGGTTGTAGCTTGTATCTTTCAATATGCTTTCAATCCCACCAATTTCTTGCTTTAACCCAGCAATATTCATACCACTAGCACCTTTTGCCGATTCCTGTAATCTTTGAAATGCAAGTGCCGCTTGCATAATACCACTAGTGCCAGAGCCATTCATCTTAGATAGCTGCGCTACCATATTTTGAATATTCTGTGCTGCTGACGTAATATTGTTGTTCATGTTACCTGCACTCGCACCTACATTTGAGATGCCATTGCTTGCATTTGCAGCAGATGCATTGATTGTTGCGAGTTTTGCTATAACTTGGTCTAAAGAATCAAGGAATGGCTTCGTGCCAACAGACATATCCTTGAAAGATTGTGTTACGCTAGACGCGGTATTTTTAGCCGTATCTTGTATGTCTTTCAATTTCTTGTCTGCTTGTTCTATAGCATCTAACGCACTTTGCGGAATGGTTAGAGCTGCTCCTAATGATGAATTTGTCATAATTCAAAAGTTTAAGAGTTTATAAAATAGGTATTCCAAGGTCATTGAGATTTCGTAAATCCTCTGCGCCATTGATTACCTTTGCATTCTTTAATTTGTCGTTCTTCTGATTGTTGCCTTTATCTGACGATATGTACTCTATATGAGTAAAATCCATAGACGCAAGGCGAATCTGCGGAACGGTCATTCTCCACTTATATTCTTCTTGCGAGCACCATGTGTTGGCACGTAAGAAATCTATCATTTGTCCGTATTCTGTTCGTGACGGGATAATTCGGCTGCTTGTTTCTTCCTCATCAGAGCTTGATTGCGGACGGTCTGAATCACATTGGTACTCGCGAAGAAAAAATCCACATCGAGCAAATTGAGAATTTCAACGAGTAATGTTGCCCAATCCTTGATGTCATAGTCTCCCCAAAGCAACTGGTCGTAAACTTGTTGGTATTCCTCAGAATCAATGCGTTTCTTGTCATTGAGCAAGGATAGTGTAATTACTCTTGCCACAGATGGAATGTTGATAGCAAACTCCTTGATAACATCACCCATTGATAAGTTTTCGCCCTTGACAATCTTGCAAGCCTCCTCTGCAATCATCCATTGAGTGCCTGGCTTCAATGCTCTTATCTCCCACTCTGTACCTTGCAATTTTACGATTGTAGGAGAATCGTTCATGATTTGCGCCAGACGCTCCATTGCTGCATCAGATATAGGAGAACTAGGCAACACCTTATTCTCGCCTTCTGCTGCTTGTTTTTTAGCCTTATTCGGGTCTTTTTGTGCTCTATATACTTTTCCCATGATTAACAACCTGTTAAGAACCTGTTAAGAATGAATTTCCTGATAATCCTTTAACGTAACCACCGCACTCATTCGCTAGTTTTTGCAGTTTTTCGTAAGACATAGAAATCACTCTGTATTTCTGTTTTAAATAACCCCATCCGTTTTCAAGAATCTCACCATACGGCATAGCGGCAGCTATTACTAATTCTATAGGTTCTTTTGCTTCGTAATTGGCAAAAAAGCTCTTTATTGTTTCTCTACCAGTAATTCCGCTTGTACCTCTCCATGACTTTGATTTTGTTGATTGTGGGGATGCAGATAGAAAACCTTGTCTAACTACTATCTTGTTGACAAATATACACCATCCGTATGAGTCGCGAAGGTTACGTGTTCTATGAACATAAGACCTTTCTTCCTCACATTCATTAATAATTCTATCTCCTTCTTTTGCTAGAATATCTATGATATTCTTTATCGCGTCATTATAGAATTTACCCATAATCTTAAACTTAAAAAGGAGCGGACAGCATTCAAGCCGCCGCCCCATTGTTGTATATAGTCGAGAATTGTTGAAGAACCGAAATTACTCAGTTGCCGTTGGCAATGAATAGTTGTGGTCAACATAGAATGGTGTGCGAACAGTCTTAGCACCAACGGTAAGCGCAATATCCTTGGCAGTACCAGCCAATGCAATACGAGCCAAGTTTGAATTGAGAGATTCAATAGTCAACTTAGAATTGAGCTGAACCTTTGGAAGAACGTAAGCCTCCATTGTAGTTCCATTAGGTTGAACCTGTACAACATCAATCTTTGCATACTTTGCTTTGTAAATCGAAGGTGCAAGAGTCTTCTTTCCTGTTGCATCGTCTATAAAGTCACACAATGCAGCCAAAAGTTCCTTCTGCGTATCTCCAATCTCTGCTGCAAGCTGCCACTTACCAAGCTTAACAATGGAAATGATAGGAGAATCAGAAGTCTCACACTCAACATCGGTGGTATCGTTATCATCTTGTGAAATAGATGTAGTGTCCTCAATAACATCTTCAAGAATGTAAGAATCACCTTTTGGAGTAGATTCATCGGTCTCTGTGCCATCGAATAACGTAGCAACAATATAATCTGGCTTGATGAACTTGACAGCTCCCGCACCAGTATTTATAACCTTTTTCGCCATAATATAATGAGTTTTAAATGTTACATTTAATAGATTTTATATATTTATCTTGCGATAACTGAAACAGAAATTATCTGAAAATGGAACTGACGATTTGAATCATATCCGCTATCACGGTAAAGAACTTGAATTGTATAGTCCTTACTATTAGAGTGTTTAATCACATCGTCAAGGATTCCTTCCATCTTGTCAAGTAGTTTAACGTTCTTTCTAAGTGGAGTTCCCTTTGGTCTTGCATAGAGATAAATGTTAGCATAGCCAGAGGAGTAACCGCCATGTTCTCTTTGCTGACCTACGTCAACATTTACAAAATCATCCCAGTCTTTGCTAGTTGTAGGAGGTAACTCTCCGACAAATATGTTGTCTGAGATTTTTCCTTTAGTAAGAAGCATCGAAAAGAAATTTTCAATGCGAGACAATCTGCGATTAATCCTCTGTGCCATACCTTGTTATCCTAAATACATTTTACCTTATGATGAAAAAACTAAATGTCAGTACCCTTGATGTAAGCTACACATCCATGCATTTGTGTCGGATAAACGCCAATAACCATTCCGTCAACGTCCATTCCGTACATCTTTCCACGGAAACGAATGCCTGCATTCAAACCTTCATGAATATATTCTTCATCTTTTCCGTCTTCGCCTTCTTTTGTTGGCATCGGAAAATAGATTGTATATCCTAGCGTAACTACACCCGAATTAAAGAGTTTGTTGGTTTCCTGAATATCGCAATCAGTTTCAAAAATGATAGTTTCTACATTTTCTGTTTCTGAATCACCTGCACTAGTATCAGTATCGCCTAACATATCCCCATCGTTTCCGATAAGGTCACCATCTTCTTTCGGCTTTTGTTCCGAGCGGTAGAACATACCATGATAGGCATATTCATCCAAAGAATTTCTGTCAGTGTACATAGCTTACCAATCTGTTTCTTCAATCCATTTAACCTCTCCATCGGTTTCATTGAGAGCATCAAGTTTATCATCCTCTCCATACTTCTTGTAAAGTCTTTTGAGTTCTGATTTGATACTCAGCAATGCCGCCGACGTGATGGTCTGAGCACCTACTGTAAGAGTATATGCGCCATGTTGGTTTGTGGTTGATGCAGTCTGATAGACACCGAATACAATCTTTTCCAAGAGTGCTATCTTACATCTGTCTTTCTGCTCTTCTGTCAAATCCGAATAAGACTCAACATCAGAAACGCCGCAATCCAAAGCGACATTATTTAATGCTGACTTATCAAAGACAAAGTTAGTCATGCCGCTCAAATAGTCTAATATGTCAAACTTCGATGCTGCCATTGAGAGATAAATGAATTAAATGTTATCGTATATTGTGAGTGAACCACCATTAATCACCTGCTACTGAGGTATCAATGATTACGTGGTTCATAAAGTCGAGAAGTGCAGGGCAAGCTGACATCATGACCTTAGTCTGCCACTCGCGGAACTGACCGTTATCCATTGCGTAGTTTCCTACGGTAACGAGTCCGTCAGCGATTGAAGCCCAAGAAACATCAATGTTCTTTGCACCATACTTCTGTTGAAGTGTCTGGTCGTAGATAGGAGTCCACTTGAACTCAACGCTATCACCGATAGGGCAAAGTACAACAATCTTATCATCCCAACCTTGCACGAATGCGTCAGTTGTAACAGTCTTGTTGCGCTCCTTCTCAACGACAATCTCAATAGGTGAAAGACCTGTCATGTCGGAAAGTGAGTTCTTGAAGTCCTCGTCCAAAATTTGCATATTTGCAGTATATGCGCGGTCGTGAGCCTTGCACCAGTTGATGTACCACTCCTTAACCTCCTTATTCTGCAAGAATACATCGCGGTACATCTTACGAGTCATCTTCCATACGAGAGAAATCTCAGTACCGCCACGCTCATCGCGATAATCGTCCTCAATCTTTCTCATCTGTGAGATAAGGTTGCAGTCTGGGTCAGTCCAAGCCTTCGCACCAGCCTTCTTGCGGTTCTCTGTTGGGAATGGTTCAACCTTCTGCAAGAACTGCTGCAAGCCTTCACCCTTGCCCTTCCAACTCATCTTTGCAGTTGTCATAATCTGTGCTGTCAAGTTCGAGAGTGTTGCCTCTGCTGAGTTCTTACCTACCTGAACAACATCGCGCACCCAAGCAGCCATAAGGTCTGCATCGTTGCCGAACTGTTCAAAAAGTTTCTCTTTGTACTCGCGTTGTCTTGCGTTTTCAGACCACTTGTAACCGATGAAGTCTGGAATTGTACCTGTGTATATTTCCAATCCCTCGTTGTCCATTTCTGGAGCATCACCAAGTGGGGCGCGAAGGTGCATCAAAGGAGCTGCCTCTGCCTTGCGAGACTTGATGCTGAATGAAGCCACGCCATCGTAGTCTGTAGGTGTAGGCATAGAAGCTCTACGACCTTGTGTGAGATACCATCCGTAGTTGGTATAGAGCAATCCCTTGGTGCTCAAAAATGTTCTCAGAAAGTTGATGTTATCCTTGGAAGAGAACAACTTGGCGTATCTCGAATTATTAAAATCAAATTGCTGCATATCCTGAATACTTAAATTAATGATATGTTATCCTATTGTTATCCTATTGAAGTAGAGCGGTTAGAATCCAAACCATCCGTTCTCTGTTCTTGTGTTCATCGAAAGTACGGCTGGTGGAAGCTTGTTGCACTTAGCCAAGTTCAAGATTACTCTTGAATCCTTAATCAATGCTGGTGTGTAAGAGTACTGAGCACCCTCGCCATCCTCAACATTGGTTGACAAGTTAGGGTCATAGAAGAAGTCGTTATCGCGGTCGAAGTAAGCGTTAGGATTTGTAACCATTGCGGTTGTCCTAGCACCTGCCTTTGCTGCTTCAACGAGAATATCACCCTTCTTTGCGGTTACGCCAAAAGCTGTACCAATAGTTACGATAAATACGTTCGCACCACCTTCTGTGCCTTTGGTTACGCCTGTAACTGTAAGACCAGTGCCAGTACCTGTAAGAGTTGATGGAGCGACCATGATATTATCACCGATAAAAGGAACGTGATGATAGCCATCATCAACAAGATTGATTGTCAAGTCTTCTGCTGTGACATCCTTTGCCAACTCGTAATACTTCAAAATCTTAACGGTCTGACCGCCATTCTTGCCGTAAGTGTCTGGGTCATATTCACACAAATCACCTGCATAAGTCTTAGCGCGCCCCTTGAACGGATTTGTGATAACACCACCAAAAGGAGGGTAAACGAATGCATCCTTGTTGCCGCTTACGAGGTTAATGAAAACGCTTCTATGACCTCCAATCTTACCATGCGCTTGGATAAGTGTACGACCGCCAAAGTGACCGCCATATCCATGCTTCAAATAGAAATCATCTGCTGCTGCCATAATTTGTAAATTTGTTTAATCGTGAATGAATAATGTTATTCGCCAGCGTCAGGATTCACAATGTTCACAACATCCGAGAAATCATCAGTCTTGTCGTTATCACCACCGCCAGCACTACCTGGAGTGCTGTTGCTTGGTTTTGAATGAGAGAGATTGTAAAACTCCTCTGCATCCGTAAATTCCTGCTCGATGTCAGAATCCTTGGTAAGGTTCAACTTGTTCATGTACTTATCAATCCACTTGCTATCGTTGATACCTTTCTCCTTGAACTTGGCGAGAAGTTCACTACGCTTCTGTGATACAATCTTAGATGCTTCATACTCTGCATCCTTCTTCTCTAGAGCTTCCAAGCGTTCCAAAAGTTTCTTTTCAACATCCGAAGGATCTTTGTCATCGTCCTTTGGAGTTTGCTTGTTGTCGGGATGCTCATCGTTCCATTTCTTAATGAAGTCGGCATTGTCCTTCTCGTAGTTGCCGTTAAGGGAAACATACTGCGGCAAAATCTTCTTCACCAAATCATCTAACTCTGTATCTTCACCAACTAAGAGGTCAAAGTGGGAATCACTCAAACTCTTGATTGTCTTTTCACTGATGGAAAGGTGTTTTCCGTTTGCAGTGAGTTTTGCTTTTAGGGTGTCTAAAAGTTGTTGTTTTGTAAACTTCATATTACTAATTTTTAAAATTCTGCTGCAAAGATAATTAAATAATGTGGTGATATTCTGATTTTTTCAAACTCTATTTGTTACGTAACCAATATAGAATTAATTTCACTTTATTATATATTATAAATTAGGTATCTTTGCAGCATGAATACGAATAAAGATATTGAAATCAGACCACAAGAGGGATTCCAAATGTCCTTTGCAAGTAGCAACGTTGACGTTGTTTTTGGTGGCGGAAATCTCGGAGGAGGCAAATCGTATGGTCTTGTGCTTGCGATGGCAGAGCCGTTAATGACCGACCCAGATTTTCGTGCAATGATTTCACGCCGTTCACTTGGTAATCAAAAAGCAGGTGGAGGATTCGTAGAGAAGTTTAAACAGATATTCAGAGCTGATTTTGTAAAAGTCAGAGAGAGCGAGAATCCTCGCGTTACATTTCCGAATGGAACGTTTGTCGATTTGACGTATCTTGACGATTCCAATATGGATAAGTTGAGAGAGCGCGCGAAAGGATGGGAGTACGATTTGATTGCGATTGACGAGTTGACGGAGATGACTTGGGAAGTTTTCTCATACGTCATGACTCGAAACAGAGGTCAGAGCAAGACGTTTACAGGTAAGTTCTTTGCAACACTTAACCCGAAGCGTAGTCACTGGACGAGAATATTCCTTGATTGGTATATTGGTTCAGATGGTTTTATCATCCCAGAGCGTGATGGCGTAGTCAGATACTTCTATTGTGCAGGACCGACTGTTAAGGATGTTGTCTGGGGGATGTCTAAGCGAGAAGTCTATGAGAAATGTAAAATAGATATAGACAGAAAGCTTAAAACCATTGGCGGCAACTTTGGATATGAAGTAATGATTAAGAGCTTTGTTTTCTATCAAGGTAAACTTGGTTCAAACAAGAAGATGCTTGAAAACAACTCTGGCTATTTAGGTTCTGTAGCTGCATCGGGCGGCAGAATGGCACAAGCTCTTATGGAAGGTAACTTCAATGTTGACCCAGAAGAGGATGAGGATATACCGATTCCTAGCCAAGCGGCACGAGATTGCTTCGTAAAAGACCCAGCCGTAAATGGTGACAAATGGATAACAATCGACTTGGCAGATTTCGGAAAGGATAATACTCTGATGTTGTTGTGGAATGGATTCCATATTGTCAATTACGAAATCGTTATGCATTCAACACCGCGAATCAATGCTGAAAGAGCTAGGCTGTTTGCGGCTAACGAGGGAGTAGCAGAAAGTCATATTATCTATGACGCTACGGCAGGTAGGTATTTCAATGACTATATACCAGATGCTATCCCTTACATATCAGCAGCAAAGGCAATGGGAGTTTATTACTTGTCTGCTATGACAATAAAAGACCTATGTTACTTGCGGCTGAGCTACATGATTAAGCGAGGGCAGCTTACTTTCTCTGATAAGGTTGCAAATGCGGTTTATACGCATCAAAACCTCAAATACAGAGTTTCCATACAGAATGAGTTCATGGAAGAATGCGCGGTAGTTCGCTTTGATAAGATGCAGAGTGGTAAGAAGAAGTTACAGAGCAAGAAGGAAATGAACAGAAATCTTGGAAAAGACCGTTCTATGGACTTGCTCGACCCTTGCGCAATGAGAATGTACCCATGTTTGAATATGGAGTATGGTAGCGAGCTACAGGAGGGATTCAGACTTGCAGAACAAGAAGTTGAAGACAAAAATCCTAATGCTCAGAGCATTTATGATGATACGTTGTACTATTAATTTTAGAATATATGCTGAAGAAAGAAAATATAAAAATGATTCTTGAATCCGTGCGGATTGATTGGGATAAATGTGATGAGAAAGACATTGCGTTTGCTATCCTATGTGACGCATTGGAAGATAAGACTTTAGCGTATCGTCTTGCTTATCGTAAGAGTGAAAAGGATGCAGCGAAATTCTACGAAACTCCACGATTCAAGAAACTGCTAGATGTTCTAGAACCTTTCGGTATCGGCAATGTTAATAACAACGCTATTACCAAAGAAGAGAACAAAAACGAGCTTCTCAAAATGCTTGACAAGATAGACCAAGCTCTTAGTGATGGAAATCTTGAACCGAAAGATGCATTGAAGATGCAGACTGATATACGTGTAAAGCTGAATGACAAATTTGAAATGGAAGAGTCACAGAAGCAGAAACGAATCATCGTAGTACCAAGCAAGCATGATATTGTTTGCCCTACTACCAATAGAGAATGTAACTACTGGCCTTCAAGAAAGGCTTGTTGCAGACACTTCGGTTTGATTGACCCACAAGAGAATAACGATTCACAAAATAACAACGATGTTGAACCATCATTAAACGACAATAACGATGAGTAGAAAGAGACAAGATATAATTAATGATTTTTTGGAGAATCCACAGAAACTGCTTCTGAAAAAGCCGTTTTTAAGGGGTTCGCGCTCTATTACCATCAATGACTCTTCTGATGGTTCTGATATTAAGACAAACTTCCGCAAAGAGGCACAGCTTCCGAATATCAGCAAGATAGTTGTTAGCCAAGAGCGTTTTGCGAAGGAGTTAGACCCTTATTCTCACAGGGTATTGTTTGATACGAACTTACCTTCTATATGCTGCAAGCTTGATGATGGCAGTTATTGCGAGATTGAGTTTAAGAAGTTTGGCATTCCTATGCAACAGCGCATTGTTGACAAGAAAGCTCTCTGTTTAGGTGGTAATAAACGTAACCATATCTTGCATGACAGCAATCCGACTGATAAGCTCAAAAAGAACTTTGCCGATTTCAAGTGGCATTGGAAAGAGACAAATCAGGATGGTATCGAAATGCAAGCTATACGTATTCAGCAGAGTTATGGTGATGTGGGCTTACTCGTTTACATGAATGAGGATAACGAAGTGAAAAGTAGGCTATTCTCGTATGAAGATGGCTATCAGATTATCACCCATAAAGACGATAACGGAGAACCGCTTCTTGATTGCGTGTATTATCGTACTGAGGACAATGTAAGACACATTGATGCATACGATAAGACATATCATTATCATTTCACAGATGTATTCGTTCAAGACGTTGATACAAACGAAGTACTGAAAGGATGGTGTTTGGAAAGCAAGGAAGTACATGGGTTCTCAGAGAGTCCACTTGTCACAAAGCGTGGTGATGTTGCTTGGAATAACGGTCAAGACCTTATCGAACTATTCGAGATTATCTATAATCTGTTTGCAGTCATTCAAAAACGTCACGGATGGGGAATCCTTTATATCAAGGGTAAGCTCAATGAAACCGCAAAAAAGATTGCTGGTTCTATCATACTGAATGATACAAGCATTGAAGGAAATGGCAGCGCAGAGTTTAAGACCCCACCTTCTCCGCAGAACATGATTGAGTTCATGCAATCAATCCTCGACCAATTGCAGATTGCTACAGGATGTACATTTATCTTGCCGAAGGATATTAAGTCTAGTGGCGATATAAGCGGATTGGCAATTCAAATGACACGTTCTTTGGATATTGAGGAAGCTAGTAATGCAGCTATTGAGTGGCAGAATTTCGTCAGCAAACATTCAAGACTGTTCAAGGAAGGATTGGCAAAGCAGTTGGTTGAAAGCGGCGAGAATCCTACTGCAATTACTGAGTTCAGACAGATGAGAATCAGTACATCATTTAAGCCTTGGCAGCCATTCGATGAAGGCGCATGGAATCAGATGCTTTGTACATTGAGCGGTGCAGGTTTGATTTCTACTAAGACAGGTGTTGAAAAGAATACTATTTCTGCACCTGACGAGGAAGTAAGATTGCAGACTCAGCAAGAAGAGGCAGATGAACGTGCCGAAAAACAAGCTGAGATTACCGCAAGGACAAAGAATACAGACAATAACAAAGAATAAATATGAAGGCAGAATCATTATACATACAGAAGTTGACTTACGATGAGAACACTGGTAATGAAATTATCGGTTTGTTCCCATCGGAAGCTAACCCTGCTATTGTATCATCATATACCTACGATGCAAAGCGTATGGGTGGTGCTCCTACCCTTACTGCTACAATATATTCTTCTGAACCTTTGCAATGGAAGAAGGAAGAGCTCGTAGAGTTCAATGGTGATAGATTCTTTGCATCATACACACCAAGCTCTACAAAGGATAATTCGTCTAGAATGTGGAAGAGTGAAATCACTTTCACATCCAGAAGAGAATTGCTTGATAACACTCTGTTCTTTGATGTTGTCGTTGATGATGTAGATACTCATAACAGAGACAGATACCGCTCGAATCAGACAAAGTTTACGTTTGGTGGAACTATCCATGAGTTTGTGGCTCGCATTAATAGCTCAATGGCATATTGCGGATTGTATCGTCCTACAGATGAATACAAAGGATATTACGTTGTTGTTGATGAAGGATATGGAACAGATGAAGTTAAGGAAGTGTCTTTTGAAGACCAATACTTGACTGATGTATTACAACTTATCAATACAACTTTTGAGCTTGATTATTATTGGGTTGGAAACGTTTGTCATGTCGGAAAGGTACAGCATGACTTAACCGATACACCTATTAGATATGGTAGTAGTGATGCTCTTATATCAGTATCAAAGGAGAATGCAAACTATAAGATAGTTGATATGATAACAGGTTACGGTTCGTCCGACAACCTGCCATATTACTATCCTAATGATGATGAGTTTGGTGAAGCAGTATTCAATACAGAGAATATCAGCAAGGATAAAGTCAGTGTCGATTTGTTAAAGTTCCTTAAAGGTTCAAAATATAATGACGTACTTGTACTGTACAAGAGTAAGTATGGACAAAAATATTCTGCAAGCATTGACTCTTCGTTGTTTGGTTTAACGAGAAATACAGAACCAGAAAACTTAACGCTAGCAGATAGCCAGACAAATCCTACTGTAACATGCTCATTTGGATTTAGCTTTTATGTTAAGTTAATCAAGGGTCAGATTCTTGACTTTACGAAGTTGTCTTTTAAATTTAGCATGCTTGATTCTCTTACACATAAAGATTATATTACAGAGATAACGGCTGCCTATAAGGATATATATCTTAGCAACGGAAACGATATTATCACCATAACAAAAAAAACTGTTTTTGGAGATAACTGCAAATATCCATGCGAGAATGATGGAGAGTACAAGCTCACAATTTGGGCAGAATTTTCATACAGATGTAGAGTGTTTAGAAATGGTAATGGTGTTACTGATTATTATGGCGCAAATAGTTGGAATGCATCATTTATTGGCAATATAGAATTGTTGTATGAGCCTACATCGGAATATGAATGGAAAAATGGAGACAAATACATACCTTATGATGAGTCTGGTATCAATATAAGAGAAATCAGCGGAGCAAATTGCATTGAATACGATTATCAATTCTTCAAAGATGATAATAGATACGGATTCAATAAGGTTTATAGTGGAACTGATGATAATGCAACAAAGGTAGTTGTTACTGATAGAGTATGGATAGCCCCATCATCGGTACTTATGCCTTCGATATACCGCAACACGAAAGGTGCAGAGCGTTTTTTCTACGCTTTGAATAACACCCATAAATTGCCTAGTGGCAGTGGATATTACGAGTTTGTAAACTTGTATAAGAAAGGAAATCCTCATCAAGGAACTGTTACTTTTGATGATATAAAGCCAACTATCAATGGAATTGTAAATGCAGAAGGACAGTTGTTTGGAGAGATTGCGGATGTTGCTTTTGATAAAGAAGATAGTGACGTAAAGGATAGCGATGGAAATTATATTCATAGCTATTTCTATATAAAGCTACATAAGTTTAATGGTGATTTTGGATTTGACTTATTTGCTCATGCATTAGCTAGCGAATCGGCAAAGATTAATCTCATCAAGAGTAATGGATGCCCTGCTTGTTCGTTTACCATTGACTGCTATTGGAATAGCACAAAAAATAAGTGCTATAACAATGTACTTACTGACGGAAATGGAAATTTGAGGTCAGATAGTGGAAAAATGAATAGCAAAGGTGATTATATCCTTAACAACACATACGTTGAGGATAACAAATCAAACCAAGATTCAACGAAAGAAGAGTTATGGATTGCGGTTCAGAAGGACACATCAACATTAGGTATCGTGATGCCAAACGCAAGTGCTGGATTTAAACCGCAAAAGGGAGATTTGTTTGTTATCACCGGCATTAAACCTCCAAAGGTTCTTGTAACGGCAGCAGAGAAACGACTCGATGATGCTCTTATCAAGCACATGAGTGAAAACAATACAGACCAATTTAACTACTCTGTTAAGTTTTCTCGCATATTCTTACAAGAGAATCATGACTTTGCAAGCAAGCTAAACGAGAATGCAAAGCTGTCAATACAAATACAAGGCGATTCTGATAACGATGGAAATCTTATTAGTCACGAAGTTTTCGTCAGCAACTACTCAGTAAAGGTTGATAACGATGAGCTGGCAGAAGTTGAAATTGAGCTTGTAAATTCGTTGGAAGTTACAAAGAGTGACACAAAGCAGATTATAGATGCAGTAAAAGGAGAAACGGTTAAATCGCTATCTGGTATGGTTGGCGGTAATAATACAAACAACTTTAATGCCAGTATAACCGATAAGATGTATCTATCTAAACTGACAGACGATATAGCTAACGGCACTATCACCTTTCAGAAGGTTCAGAAATTCGTGCAAGGATTGTTCCTTGGCAACGGAAACAACTATAGCATAGACGGCAACGGCAACGCTATCCTCTCTAGTGTCCTACTGAATCTCTTGAAGTCACTCGATTTCAACGAATCTGAGCAGAGAGGTTTCGCTATCAAGCAGAGAAGCGATGGTAAGTATCAGATGTTGCTTACGGATTTAATCGTGTGGGGTAAGGCTATCTTCAACACTCTTGTTATTCGGGAACTCAGCTACGTTGGAGGTAACATTGTCCTCTCCCCTGCTGCTGGCAAGATAAGCTACATCAAGGAAGTATATAGCGAGACAACGAATGAGCTGATTGGCTGGAAATGCTATCTCTTAGCCGATGATGGAACGACCGCAACAATCAATTCATTCAAGGTGGACGACCAAGTGCGCTGCAAGACGTTCAATATAGCATCGGGTGTATATGAGAATGTCAGCAATAAAGATTATTGGAGACTTGTCACAAATGTATCAACCGAGAACGAGGCAATTACCGATGATGAAGGTCACGAACTCTATGACGGCAAGAAGTTCGCTTGGATTCAGATAGCCAAAGACAACAGCATGGAAGGCTCGGATAACCCTGCCGCAGGTGATACAATCGTCCTCATGGGCAACAAGACCAATACAAGCCGCCAACATCTGCTGATGATGGAGACCGAAGGAGATTCCGCACCGAAGTTCACAATGTACAGAGGTATAAACTCATACTCCCTCAAAGGTAAATCCATCTTCGATGTAGGATTCAACGGCATCAACATCGTGTCGAAATATTACCACTTGACGACCGTTGACGGCGAGAAGATTTGGACACCTATCTATCGTGGCGATTGGAAGGAAGGTACGGAATACGACTACTACGACCAAGTAAGTTGGCATGGCACGATGTGGCTATGTATCGTTTCAGACGGTCAGACCACAACGGAAGAACCTACTGCTGATTCCAGCTATTGGAAAGCTATGACAGAGATAATTCCTGTAGAGATTTATTTCGAGCATGACTTTCAGCAAGGATTTGCCTACGGCAGAGAAGGGGAAATCAGATGCAAGGTATATCGTGGTATCGAAGACTTGACATCATGCGTAAAGAAATGGAAAATCGAGCGTAAAAGCGATGATTCCGTTAGTGATTCCGCTTGGGAGTTGAGAGATAAGGTAAAGAACTTTAATGGTACGATTTCACTTATATGCTCGCAAGATGTTTCTGTTGATGATTTCGGCAAAGGAAGAAAGGTAATCTTCACTGTGACAGCTATAGGTGATGATAAGAAGCAGCTCGCACAAGAGAAACTTACTTTCACATAGTAACAATAATTTAAATGACAAGATTATGAAATATATCATTTGTGATAAAGTTGTAGCAAGCAACTATGGATTCGACCCCATCACGCACAGAGTGTTAGGGGCACTAATAATTCTGAACGAGAAAGAAGTAACTTTCTGCACAGCCATTGAAGGCAATAGTTTGGAAGAGAAAGCGGCAAACATCAAAGGTAATATCATGACCGAAGATGGAGTAAAGGATTTTATCAACAATTTATAAATAACACAATATGGGTGGTTTTGTAGCAAGAGGTTCGAATGTAATCTCACGTATCATCAATGGTGATACTCTTTATTTTTACTTGGAGCTAGGTGATAACCCTCTGTATCAGTCTATTGACCCAGACAACCCTAGCAATGTGTTCCCTAATTGGGAGACAAACGAAAGTAGTCAGCCAACTGTCAAGCCAGTTTGCTCCAGCGCAATGAATGGAGATCTGAATCTTACAGAGCATAAGTGGTATTATAATGGATCTCTTATCATCTTCGGAGCTACTAATAATGGTTGGGCTACAGAGCAGACACTTGAACGATTCAAGTATAATGTCACTGACGGAACAATTAAGATTGTGAAGAACTTGGCGAGTGTAAACAACTTATCGAATGATACATTGAGATACGAGGGTGTAGCAGACCTTGATGGAGTTAACTATCCTCAGAAGAAGGCTATTGATATTCTCATTCAGCGTTCTTCCGCATCGGCATTCCAAGGATTCGTTGTTGCAAATCCAGGTCAGCTCAGTGAGAGCGTAACCGAGACAACGCTTGCAACAAAGTTGTCAAATGGCTCTTCTTGGATTGATGGTTATACTTGTAAGTGGTACAAGAATGGCGTGTATATGACTGGTAAGGATGGCAAGACATTGGCTGTAACACGTGCTGATATTGATAGCGAGGAGTTGTTCTTAGCAGAGTTCTATCAGGTAACAAATGGTGTTGTTGCTTCTAGCTCTTGTTCTACGGCAGCAATATCCATCTCTGATACGGGTGACATCTATAAGATTGTATATTCTATTTCTGGTTCTCTCGGAAGAACAGGAAATGTTACGGCTACTCCATCTATCATCAATAACAGGACGGCGGCAGCCCTCAATCTTGCGAATTACCAATGTACATGGAGTCACATCCTTTACAATCACGATTACACGAAGAAGTTACATACCTTTGATACAGAGAAAGCAGTGATAGAAGCTTCGTATTTCGAGGATAAAAAAGATGGGCATATCGAAGGAACTGCTACTTGTACAGAGAAGCCAGCACCTGCTTCTGAGACTGGTGATGATACTAACATTAATTAGATAAGTCATGAGAAGTAAAGATAATTTTATACCAAGAAAGTATGATCCACTTGATGTGAGCCAGAAGCTTACTTGTATTACAGATAATAGCCCTGCTACTCAGGTCTATAATACTGATACAGGTGAGTATGAGCCTAACCGAGAGATTACACCTACGGTGATTTATCCCGACATCACGGCTTGGGCATCAGACAACTCATGGGCTAACAAGCAATGCAACAGCATTCTTGACGAAATGGTGTGGAAAGTTAATGGTGTTGATATTACCACCATTGCGTCATGGAGAGGCAAGTATGAGATTCTGCAAGACGGAAGCATGAGAGGTGCTTTGAAAGTCAAGCGCAACCTTACACGTGAGGAAAAATGCTCATTGACTTTCTCGGCAGTCATTCCAGACCATCGTCTGCAAGCAAGATTGAAGGTCAATACCGAGGAATTGGTGCTGAGTACATACAACAAGACTGAAGATTCCTATGGTCTGTCGTTCGGTAATACTGATAAGATTTCATACAATCCATTCCTTGACAAGCTTGCTCTGTACGAATACAAGGTCGCACATGAATTGATTGCATTCAGCAATGATGAGCGAAATGCTTGTTATGATGGTAATCAGTACGAACGTTCCATTCCTCTTCACGTATTCAAGGGCACAAAAGAGGTAAAGACAGGATTCACTATCAAGGTATTCAAAGTAGTAAGTGCCACTTCGCTTGTTGATGTATCTAGTGGATTCTCTGAGGTTATAGAAGTAACGACTAATGAAGTTAAGTTTGACCTAAGAGCAATCAATGCTGCTGATTACGTGATAAGAGTGCTTGTGAAGAACAATGTTGTGGCACAGAAACAGATTTCATTCAACCGAACTTATCAAGAGTATGTTGCGGAAGTCCTCAATCTGACAGCAATATATCACGATGATAAAACGAAATCTCACAAAGCTCTCATTCTTATTGATAAGAACGAGCTTGAATGCCCTGAATCTGTTCTTGATATTCGATGGTTTACCTTAGCTACAGATGTTAATAACAATGCTACTATAGAGAAGCATTGGAATGTAGGAAGTACAGTTCTGTACAACATCGAGGAAACAGGAGTTGGCGAAACAATTAATGATGGTATTCATGTCATGTATGATGCATCATTCAAGGGTGCGTTGCAAGATGCCACGGATAAGGATGGAAACGTATATACAAATTCCGATGGCGAAACTTATATGTTTAATTAATTTATAAATAGATAAAAGATTATTATTATGGCAGCAGATTTAGCAAAGGTTGGTGCGGTAAACTCAATACTTGCATCTAATTATGTTATGGTTGAGATAGGCGGTTCTATTAAAAGAATCTCCGTAAAGGACTTCATGAATGCTATTCAAGCAGGTTCGCTCAACCTCTCACAATACGCTTGGGGTGTTCCTATCTATCAGTCTCCATCATCTAAGACAAGCCCAGAATGGGGTCGTGTCGGCAACCTTGACATGTGGGCGCAGTACAAAGATACAACGGGTCGCTATCTCCTTACACAGGATGGTCGTTTGGCTAAGTTGTCTAAGACAAACAGTAACTATTTTGCTGATGGTACAACTGTTGATGAGACAAAGGGCAATATCATGTTCCACTCTCCTCGTCTGTACTATCTCGTAAAGACTGATGCGGTTACAGGTATTCCGTATTTGTGGTTATCATTACTCCCTATTGGCGGTCATTTCATCGAGTCACCTTGCTTTGGTGCTTACAAGGCAGATGTAATTTCCGATAAGTTGGTTTCTCGTAGCGGTCGTGTACCAAAGGGCGGTCTTACAATATCTCAGTTCTGGACTAAGGCTAGAGCGAATGGTAATGACTATGGTATTTCATGCTATGACCATCGCAGACTTATGATGATGCTTCAGTTATCTGAGTATGGTAACCCAAACTGCCAAACTAAGATTGGATATGGTGTCGGCGGTTCTACGAGTGGTGATTTCTGGGGTGCAGCTTCTAAGTTGAAGACAGGTGCAACGGCTACTCTCGGTGACTCTTGCGGAAGTATCGCTATTGATGCTCTCGCTGATGTTACTGCTAGCAAACCAGCAAGCGTAAACAGCAGCCGAGTATCATTGTTCGGTATCGAGGATGCTTGGAACTGGCAACATGAAATGACGCAAAATATTTACTTCGGTAAGAGCGAGGATACAGGACAGACAGGTAAGGAAGTATTCATCTATGAGGGCAACAGAATGCCTACAGATGCAGAGCTTACAACTAAACCTGCTGGTGATTATCGCAAGTTGGAGCGAATGGACGGAGAAGGATATGTAAGCAAGATGGCTCTTGGCGAGTACTTTGACCTTATCGCACAGAGCACAACAGGTGGCGGCTCAAACAACTATTGGTGCGATTACTTCTGGCGTAATTTAGCTACAGGACAGCTCTGTTTGTTCGGTGGGTCCGCTTCTACCGGTTCGTTTAGCGGTCTCGCTTTCGTCTCTTCGAGCTACGCTTTTTCGTCTGCGTATGCGAACTTCGGGGCTCGTCTCGCTTATTACGGAAAAACGCAATACGTAAACGGAGCTGATATCTAAAAGGTCAGCGATACCCGAACATGGAGGGCTTGCCCCTCCATCGCACGCAAGACGGCATCCGTGGTATCAAAATAGTTAAATGTAATTTATTAATAGTTCAGGATTTTTGCAAGAAACAATTTCGTGACAATATAATAGGTGGCGAGGGGCAAAGCTCTGTTTGTTCGGTGGGAACGCTAATAACGGTTCGAATAGCGGTCTCGCTTACGTCAATTCGAACAACGCTTTTTCGAATGCGAATGCGAACTACGGGGCTCGTCTAACTTAATCATCGTGGACGTGGAACTGCTTCGTGTAGGCTAAGTCACCTCTGCGAGTCCCTCAAACCTTGGTTGTAGAGTATATGAATACTGAATCAGCCAAAACATATCAGCGGAAAGGCTCTTATGAGCAAGCAAGGCTAAGTAGTCGTAAGACCAAAACCTTGGGCTAGGAAGATAAGCGATTTTTGAATTTATGACAAAGAAGGTAAGAAATCTGATAGATAAGGTAGCGTCAAGAGAAGTATTAAATCAAGCTGCTGATGATGCGCTTGATGCATTGGATGATAAAAATGTGTGGTATGCCAATGACTTTCGTGCTCACAGAGAAGAGAGCTTGGATGCTATACAGAACATGATAATTCTAGGTGAATATCCGACAAAGGAATATAAGCCTACGGAGATTGATTCAAAGGGAAAGAAGAGAGAAATATTTCCTCTGTACTTTGAACCTTGGAGTATTCTCTTTCATGCGATAAAGATTGTATTAGAACCTATCGTTGAGCGAGTGCTCATATATGATTCCAGTGCAGGCAGACCAAATAAAGGTCAGACCTTCGGTGCTATCAGAACCAAGCGAACGATTAGAAGATATAAGAAATTCAAATATATCGTTCAGTCGGATTTGCGCAAGTTCTATCCATCTATACCTCATGATGTGGTATTGCTCGTCTTAGGTCGTTTCATTAATGATGATTTGTTCTTGAAACTGATAGACAAGACAATTCTTGATTATGAATCAGATGTTGAGCCTTTGTTGGAGGAAGAGTATCAGCGTAAGATGCGCTATTGTAAATGGGCTAGCAAGAAGCCGAGAAACTATGTAGGCAGTAAACGAGGAATAACAATCGGTGGCTGCAATAGTCAGTTGATAGGCAATTTGGTATGGCACATGATTGACAGATACATGACGCAAACAGTGCATTCTAAGGGTTATCACAGACATTGCGATGATGTTTCCCAATTTGCCGATACAAAAAAAAAGCTACGTATCTTCTGAACAAATTAGACGAAAAATGTAATGAATATGGTTTGTGCATAAAGGCAAGTAGCTATATTGCACTACTGAAAGATGAAGAAAAAGGCATTGATGGAAGATGCTTGGATTTCGTAGGATATGCTTTTTCGAAGCATAATATGCGAGTAAGAAAGCGCACGAAAGTCAAATGTGCGAAAGCATTCCATCGTGTTAAGTCACGAAAGAGAAGGCAAGAACTCTATGGTGCTTACAACGGCATCATGAAGTGGGGAAAATGCAAGAATCTTTGGCATAAGATTTTAGTTGAGAATAATATGAGTTTTAAGGAGCATGGCATTACTACAGATATTGTCAGCACAGATAAAAATGGAAAGCGTATTTTCAATGTAGAGGAGGAAAAGATTGCTAATTTGGCACAAAGGCGCACAAATATAGTCATACATGACTTTGAAACCGATTGCTTTGTCAAGGGCAAAGGTGGTAGATGTTTTGTTCTATATCGTGACGCACGTGATGCTGATGAGGATTGTAATAAGAAGAAGTTCTGCACCACATCCGATTTGATAATCGGAAAACTGACGAAGGCAAGGGAAATGAACGTACTACCCGAAGAGACGTTCATTACACAAGTATTCAAGGCTGGTGGTCGGTACACTTATGATATAGAATAGATTTATTGTTGAATTTTAAAAATGTAATTTTATGAAGGTTAATCAGGTTTTGGAGAATGTACCATCTAATGGTATTATTGTTCGTGAGGAGGGTGATATTGTACGTGTGTTCTTTGATATTCAGAAGCAGAAAGCAGAGACATCAAAGGATGGCGAAGTGATTGTACCAGATGGTATGTGTACAATGGAGAATGTTGATGTATTTGGTACTCGCACCTATGATGGCATTGTCAATGCTATCGTATGCGACCACTACCCTGCTGATAAGATGCAGGCTATCATCAATAACCATCTGCTCGAAAGCGAGAGCAAGGAACATCAAGCAGAGTTTGCAGAAATGCAAGCATGGAGAGTGAAGGCTAAGCGTGTAGCCAAAGAGGTTGTATCAATGATTGTCTAATTTAAAGGGTGGGAAAATGACAAAAAAAGATTTTGTTGCGAGGGGTTCGGCTTGGATTCAGCGAGCACCAGAGGACGGCAAAGATGGTGTTGGCATTACCAGTGCTGACGTGGTATTTGCTCAATCTAAGAGCAACACGAATCCACCT